GAGATTCTTCGTAAGTTTGATCGTCTTTCCAAGCTTGGTGTTCCTATGCGCAAGCGTTTTACGCTAGATTCGCCGATCGATGAGATGAAGATGGAGTTGGAATTCATTCGTCGCGAGAAGGCGATGGACCAGACGATCAAGCAGTTTTGTGATTGGTATATTACCGGTATGTCTGCTCTAGAATGGAGCTCTAAGAATGTAGCGGTAATGCAGGCGTTTGGATTGAACCTTTCTGGTCTTTCTGAGTCGGCACAGATGAATGTCGCCGATATGGAGGAGGATTTCGAGGAACTGTATGATCTTTACGGTGACAAGCTCAAGATGCACCCGCTTGTTCGCATTCCTATCCGCACTTGCATGATGGTCTACATGGTTCACCTCACAAATCAGATGGCACAGAAGTCTCCCATCCCCAACATTGACCAGATCCTGAAGACGAACCCCGATATTGCCCGTCAGCTAGCTACGGCGGCCATGCAGCAGCAGTCACAGGCAGTTCGTGGCACGGGTCAGGTTGCCCCGGCTGTAGCTCCTCCACCTCCATCAAATCCTCTAGCCGGTCTATCTAGCTTCATGAGCTCAATGATGCCCCCACCTCCTCCTCAGCAGACGAATGTCCGCCCTCCACCGGCTTCCATCAAGTCAGCAATCAAGATGCCAAAGCCTGTAGCACCACAGATGCAGCGGTCTGATCCTCGTCCGATTCCAGGACCATCTGTAACAGAATCAGCTCCTCCTCCAACGCGTGAAATGAAGATGCCTCAGGTCAATATTGACGACTTGCTCAAGTCGGTCAATGCTGGTATTAATACAGAGACTAAGAAGGTAAATACTACCCCAAAGAAGGGTGGATCTACCGGTAAGAATTCAGTAACAATTAAGTTATAATGGGATCAAGGCAAAGTAATACTTCGTGGTGCTGGAGTCCTAGAGTTCGATGTCCAGAACATACAGCTCCGCAATACCGTAAAAGTTATGAAGCAATTCTTCAAGAAAAATATGAACGCAAACTGGAAGAAGAGTCAATGAAAGAATATATTCGGATTAATGTTGAAGGTAAATCTTATGATCACACTGATAATGATTGGAGCAGTTAGTTGAACATAGAAGGTTCCTTAGTATCATATGCCGGTTGGTCACACTGTGATAGGCCAGCCTTTGATCGCAACGGATCATTCTGCATTCCCTCTCGTGCATAAACTGACGAGCCACGGATCAGACCTCCTGCTAAAATCACGAATCCAGCAGTTAGAAGAATTGAAACAATTAAATTACGAGTGCCTACAAAACAGACTGCAAACACTGCCAACCGACGAAGAAGGATGTTTTGACCATACTCTTCATCGTTTGTGCTGAATTCGTGGACAATATAGCGACTGGCTACATTAGTCAATAAAATCATTATACCAATCGTAAATGGCGACGAAGCTACTGCATTAATATGGTCCATTACTTAGTATGAGGCAAACTTTTCAACAGTGCTAGAGGCTGTCGCTGGCTTGGGATCCTGTGTTGCAGGTGGAGGAGCAGTCACGGACTTTCCGGCTTTGGCATGATGAGCTGGCTTATCCCCCTTCTGCATGATATCCTTAATTAGATCGGCAACTACAGGCTCAGGAACAGCTGAAGACTTTGGCTGGGCAGGCTTCTTGGCAGCCGGCTTCTGCTCAGTGGGATCGAGATACTCTGTCACAGACTTAGCAGTCATGATGTAAGCAATCCCCATGAATACTCCTACAATCAGACTCTTGTAGGCGGCAACCCATAGAACTGTAGCTAGAAAGAGCGCATGGCCTACTGGAGATCCTAGGAAATCCTTGATATGCGAAGGCGGTGGGTGGGTGAAAAAGGCGACATACACAATCAGGAGTCCAACCACAACTAATTCGGTTGTAGAAAGCTTCATTTGTAATTTCTATATCTTTTCTTTTGACTTAAAGATAAGTGGGAAGGATGGCAAGCCTTGAAGAAGTTTGGGGATCGTCATTCCCGAAAAAACATCATAACATGGCATCCAAGCATTATAAAAAGGAAGAACCGCGAGATGCTGAGAAGGAAGGACGAGTTTTTCCTACCCCCGTTCACCGAACGAATGCGGCTCTCCAGCGCCATCGCAAGACAATAGATGACTTGTCTGCAAGCCTACCTATTGTCCAAAATGATGATGAGGCGGAGTCAAATTATGGACCAGCTCGAGTGGAACGCACTGAGCATTTTACTTCGACTAAAGCGGGGTATACGAAACCGTTTGTAGATTACGATCCGGGCGTGAATTTCGCTTATGCTCCTCAAAATTTTCAGACAGCTGCGCATGAACTGAAACTTGATAAAATCATGCGCATGATCGAGCAGAACCGAACAGGATACGAGACTCCCACATCTCAGGATATGATGCTCTATATTTTTACTGGAGTGTTCTTCCTATTTACTCTCGACACCTTTGTAAATTTAGGTAAGCGTATGGGTTGATTTAATCGCGCTCGGAAATACGAGTCTCAAATGATGAAAAGTCATCAAAAGTATTATCCATATACTCAACCTCAATTAATACAGTGTAATCTGTAACGGTGGCTTCATTGCCATACTGAGAACCATTATTAGTCCAATACATGAATCCCTGATTTCCCTGCTGTGAATGCAGACGAGTGCGAATACGCAGACGATCTAGCTTGCCAATCGGTGGGCTATACCGTGCAACATTCTCGTTTCCCGAATGGTCATTATACTCGATGAATCCACTCGAAGTTGTTAGAGCAGGAACCTTGGCAAAAAAACCATCGGCATATGTTGACTTATTAGCTCCTACCGCTGCCTCATCGGTCTTATTCAATCCCTCTAGATCAATTAAAAAGTAGTATGGAAGAGGAGTAATTTCTCCAGCATCGTTCGAGAAATTAGTAGATGGGGCATTTGGTCCATTAGCGTAAGAATGTAGAAGAATATTGCCCGCGCCCTGACTTACTAAAGGAGGAAACTCTCCACTCATTAAGCGAATGGATACGATATTCTCATACACGCGAGGAAGATGAACTACAAAATCTCCATTCGTAGGAAACTTCGTGACATCGCGATCAGCTGAGTCAATAGATAGAACCTTCTTCACCGTCTTGAGTTTACGAACCGGCTGTGATGGAGCTACGATGGTGCCATTGTAATCAAAGGCCCTGTTCATTTGTTATATTTCACATGGGAAGTTTTACAGGTCTTATTAAACCAACTACGAGCTTTAGAAGTTTGTTTTGCTTGGCGCACAAGATCTGAATCGGTAGTGTAATGGGTCTTTCCACAAGTCAGCATACTGGCGGCGCGAGCATATCCCCACTGCTGAGCGGTTGCGCCGGGACGATGACCCGTTCGCCACGCTGCCATGCCGCGATTATAGGACTGTTTGACTAAGCCTAAAGGAACCCCGGTAGCTTGAGAATAGGCTTTTAATGAACGAGCTTTAGGGAACTTCCGCCTCCATTCTTTCACATACTTAGATGTTCGAGTCTTGACACCCTTATCAGTTAAAAATGGTTTGTATGCTTTTGGATTTTTCCACGACATAGAACGGCGTCGTGTTGCTGTGGATTTTCGTTGTTTGTTCTGTTTGGCGGTAAGGCCGCGATGATACCTCTCGGGCCAATACATTATATTTACATAGTCATTTTTCCCATGAGCGCAGTAACTTCGTCCTCAGGAATATGCTGCCGCACAATAGGTTCAAGATTCAGGGCAAAGAGACGATATACTACCAAATCAAAGTTATCAGTTTCTCGAATAGACTTTTCTAAATTTTGCATGAGAACTTCACACCTCCGCAGATTTTCTTCCAACTCTGCCCTCCTTTCAGGAGTTGTCTCAAGAATCAAGACATGATTAAAGTCAGGGAAATGCTTCCTCAGGTCCATAATGAACTCCTGGTGCTCATCCTTCCACCACTTATCAATATCCGTTCGATCGGTAGAATGCCAAATCGCCCGCATCAGCGTCATATAGTTCGCATGCTTGTCTTCTGCAGAAATCTCCATTATGCCATTACTACTCACTAATCTTCATCTTCAAAATTCCGTTTTCAATTTCAAGACACTTTCCACAGTTCGGACAAGGCATAGCAGGTGCAGGAGTCTCGGGCAGCGCTACCCGAACTGGATCAGGAGTCAGCTCAGTCGAGAAGAAAGTGTAACCTTCAATTTTACGGGGTCCGTAAACAAAGTTCTTCACCGATTTCACCAGCGGCTTGCCGTGAGATTTCAAGTCCGTAAAAGCGCAAGCGGGGAGCCAAGTGAAATAGCTTTTAGGCGTGAAGAACTCATAACCAGGCTGCTTGGAAACAATGTCAGCATAAGACGATCCCTCAGGGACATCGCGCATAGTTTCCAGCTTTCCCTCCGGAAACAGGAAGCGCGTCTTCAGATGCTCGCGAATGAACTTAACATCCTTCTTGTTGTGTGTAATGAGTCGCGCGGTTGGGACAATGTAATAAGTCTTGCCAACGACGAGATTTTCGGGCTCAATACGCTTGTATGACATCTTGTTTGCTTTATAATGTCTGTTAATGTATAACAATTTGGTGTGAACCAATCCGTTTTTAACGGGGAAGCATCTCAATTTCTCGTTCGCCCCGATGAATTCCACGACCGCCCCAACCCATACCTCCTCGTATTACCGTTGGAATACGATCATAGACTCGAGGCATAATTTGATACCATACTGGAGGCATACCCTGAGGTCGAGAAATAACATACAATCCCAGCAATCCGAATATTATCAAAATAATTAACCATAGCTCCATTATACTTTAATCATAGATCCTGTTACCCAGATAGTTAGAGCAGCTGCTACCTGAGCAACAATATAAGATAATGCCTTCGTCTTACCGATCTTTCCGTTCACCAGCGCCCAAACTGTGACTGCAGGATTGAAATGTCCTCCTGAAATCTTGCCTCCGAGTCCACTTGCCAAACCAAATGCCGCAACAACAAATAGAGGAGATGATGTGAACGCTATAGCTCCAATCAGTAAGCATGTTCCCAAATACTCGACAAAAGCAGGAGTATACATTTGTATTATGATAATAAGAGAAATGAAGTATTTAGTAGTCAAGGGATGGATGGGATTTGGAGATCGTCTTGAATCGCTGCAAATGTGTGTAGCTTTCGCACAACTTTTTAAACTTCCAATATATGTGGATTGGTCAGATTCAATTTGGTCTCATGGTTCCGAATCGTTTTATACATATTTTAAGTTATTGATGCCTACATTTTCATTGGATCAAATTCCCGCAAATGCTACTTATTACCCAGAATACTGGAAGGGAAATATTAAGGAACCAATAACTCAAGACTTATTTAATCGTAATAAAGAACTAAAATTAGATTTAGGAATACTTCAAAAGAAAGAGTATCCTGCAGATGTTATAGTAGTATCGTCTGTTGGAAGAAGGAGTATTTTTCATGACATAAAGTTCTTTAGCGATGTCTTTCGTGTAGTAGATCCTAGAATAAAATCAATAGTGAAAGAGCGTCAAACAAAGTTTCCATTACATAAATCATTGGGGTTCCATATTCGAGGAACAGACCGTACCAAAACTCAAGCTGCTCGTGACCGATCTATTCAGTTGATGGCAGCAAATGCTGTAATGCACGGTGGATTTTCTGGAATGCCGATGATTACAGTATCTGATGATAAGCAAAGCTTGACTATTTGGAAACGATTTTTTCCCAACACCATAATTTTCAGTGAACTTTCAGTAGAAAATAGCTCGAATAAAGGAAATCATCTAATCAAGAAAGAAGATCTTAAAATTTCGAAAGACGAAATGAATGTTGATATGTTGGTTGATTTCTTTACTTTAGCAAGTTGTGAGAGAATCCTCAGCACTTTCAGAGATAGTAGGTTTGCGAAAGAAGCACAACTTTTATCTCCATATACAAATACTATTTTAGGAAACGAATAAAATTAGCTAGAATCACATAAGGGTATGCTTACGCTACAAGGGTACAAACTCGATAAGAACAGTGTACCCAATCTCATTCAACTCAAAACTGCACTTACTGTGAAACCTTACATTCCTTCCGTATTTGTGAAACCACAGTATGTTCAAAAATATCCAGTATTCGTGGAAACAAAGGATCATATATTTGTTCCAAAACATTACGGCATTGCTGAATTCGGACTTCCCTCAAAAACTGAACGAGATGTTCCCAAAACTCCGGCAGAATTCTGGAAATTTGAAGGAAAGATTCGCGACAATCAAGTGGAAGTAGTAAATTCTTATTTAACTCCCGAACCACGAGACGGTATTATTTCGCTCCAAACGGGTGGAGGTAAGACTGTTTGTGCGCTGTACATTGCTTCAAAAATTCAGATGCCAACGATTGTTCTAGTTCACAATACTTTCCTGCGTGACCAATGGATTGATCGAATTAAAGCTTTTCTTCCTAAAGCCCGAATTGGATCTTTGCAAGCCGATGTTGTGGATATTGACAACAAAGATATTACGGTAGCTATGCTTCAAAGCGTTGCACTAAAAGAGTACCCTAAAGGAACTTTCGAACGGTTTGGTCTTGTGATTGTCGACGAGTGTCATCACATTGCATCTGAAGCCTTTTCTCGCGCCGTTCCCAAACTGACTTGTAAACATATGCTTGGTCTTTCAGCTACTCCTGAGCGAAAAGATCGGCTCATGTGTGTGATTAACTGGTTTCTTGGTCCGATGCTTTACAAATCTGACACTTCCGATAAAGTAGATGAGAAAGTAAAGGTTGAAGTATACGAATTCGCGGGAGACGAAAAGTACAATGAAATTATTTACAACAATTCTGGAGTGATGTTTACCACCCTAATGATCAATAAGGTTGTGGAATACGAGCCAAGAAACACGATGGTTGCTGGACTTATTGAAGATTTAGCGGATGAAGAAGGCAGACAGCTTCTGGTTCTTACAGATAGAGTAGGGCATACGAAAACCTTATTTGATCTTCTTCCAGATCACAAAAAAGATATGGCATGTATTCTGGGTCGCGATGTTCCCGCAAAAACTCGAGCTGAATGGTGTGCCTCAAAGAAGATCCTGATTGCGACTTACCAGATGTGTAAGGAAGGATTTGATGTCGCGACTCTAAACACTTTGGTGATCGCAACTCCTCGTCCTGATGTTGATCAAATCGTTGGACGAATTTTGAGAGTCGAAAAGAAGGGAAGAAAAGTAGATCCTCTTATCATAGATATTGTGGATGAATCGTTCAGGCGTCAATTTCAAGAACGATTAAGTCTGTATAAAAAGAGGAATTATACGGTTGAGAAAATGAAACTCTTATAGAAGTAATGGGGAAGACGCGTCGCAAGCGCGGAGATAAGAAAACACGCCGTGGCGGAAAGATTTTGGGCGAAGGGAAGTTTTCCACCGTTGTAGACCCAGCTATTCCGTGCAAAGATAAACGCGATATGTCCAAGTATGTATCTCGCGTATCCAAGCGCATGAAATGGGACGATATTGCATCAAAAGATCATCCGAAACTCATGAAGAAACTTGCTGAGCTGGATCCAGATCAGAAATATTTTTATTATCCACAGTACTGTGAACCAGGTGCTATGCTGAAAGAAAACAAGCTGGATGGCGTGAATTACGAAAACAAGAAGTATTCGGAAATTATCCTTCGTGGAAACGATGTTTGGAACTCGTTAGGTCGCAAAAATCGGTCTTGGCAAGGATTTTTAAAAGGTAAGAAAATGGGTAAAAAGGTAGAGTTCGCTGGACGAACTCAGGAACAACTTGATCACTTAAAGAAAGCTATTGATTTGTTGCATGATAACGATATTGTCCACCACGATCTCCATGGACAGAATGTGATTATTGCCGACGATGGAATGCCTCGTATTATAGATTTTGGGTTTGCAACTGTAGATTCGCCACAGTCTGCTATTGAGTTAGAAAAGGCATACATTGATTTTGCCTGGCCCAGTTTAGATGTGAACTGGTTCAAGAGCCGTTAATCTAACCTAACCCAATAAAAGCCAGGGCTCGCGAAAGAAATGATGGACTAGGAGTCACAAATGGAGTCGTAATATCCCACGATAGAGGATACTCGGACTTACGAATAAAATCAGCGTTATACTTCATCTGATGCCAGTAGTTGTGGCGTATACGGTGAAGAACGCGAACCTCATTAGTGCACGGATTGTAATCTACAACTCGTCCACTGACACCTCCAATCTGGTTAATAAAAACAGTATCGTTCGCCTTGAACATTTAGTTAAATACCGTCGCCTTCGTCAAAATCAAATCGTCCACCGGCATTTGAGTAATCATCGTGAGGGCGATCAGCTTTATCGCCATAATCTCCATGGTCGACTTCAATCGGCATACCATTATCGCCTAATCCGTCATCATCCTGACCATCGCGACGCGTAAATCCACCTTCTGGAACTTCTTCATCAAATTCTTCAGTATTCCCTTTTTGTATAGCAGCCTCTTCGTAATTATACTCACGCGCAAATATCTCGCGATCTTCATTCGTAATAATGAACGGAGCAATTCCAATATCTAGTAATGTCTTTGTAATTTCACGCTGCTCGTCATTCATAGATCTCATACGCATCTTGAAAGTTTCTCGCTCTTTTGTTCGTGTGACATTTACTTCCTTTTCTGCATCATCCTTCTTGATCAAAATCATTCTTAATGCCAAATCGCGGTTCATAGCCATCCGCAAGGCGTCTACGAGTTTATCATCGCTCTTTATGCTATCAAAAAGATCATAAAGCATGCCACGCACAGCATCGCGAACAAGAGATGCCGATTCACGAGTATTTAATGAAGTGGAAAATTGACGATAAGGAATTACATATCGAACAGGATATCCATTCTGAGAAATAATATCTAAAACGCGATTCAATAAAGAAAGAAGTGCAATTCCGTCATTTTCGGTCTTAATGAAGGTTTCAATCGCATCTAGTTTTATTTTTGGAAATCCAAGTTTAACCATTTTAGCAATTTCTTTGGAATCTGGGAATACATAGGAATACTTAAACTTTTGGGGGACTACAAAATCAGCGGTCGATGAAGGTTTCAAGTTCTTCCAAAGTTCTAACTTATCCTGAACAAGACTTGGCATTGCTTTTCCAGCTAATACGGTAAAGGGTTTCTGAGTAACACATTCTCCCATCTTTTCAGGTCCACGACGCTCATTTGGTGAAAATTCGAATTTGGATGGAAGAATGATAGGCAATACAATATTATTAACCTCAACTTCCTTATCGTTTACGACATAACGAACCTTAGCCGCTTCAAATTCCACCTTGAATTTTGTATATGCTTGGGAAATATAGCGGACTGTTTCGTCACGAACTTTGCGAGAATTAGTTTTGATAGCGCGGAGAACTGTAGCAATAGGTTCCTTGAATGTATTTGGGAATGCCTCAAATGTTGATTTAATAGAAAACAGAACAGCATCCAGAACGGGAGAATCTTTGGGATCGGTTGAATCGCGAGGAAATCCCGATAGTTTCAAAATTTTAGATCCAAAAGAACGACGAGGAATGAGGAAAGGATTATGAGTTTGTAATAGAACAACTGCAGCAGCAATACCAAGAATACCTTCGACACGACGCTTATCTGGTATACTCAGCTTAGCACTCTTTCGAGCAGCACTTGAAACTTCTCGTAAATTTTGAATTATAGGAATCAGCTGGTTTTCTAGTGGAATGACTTGTAGAATAGAAAATATGGTATACAACATAGCTTCTCCAGCATTATTTGCATCAAAGTTGGTTTTCAGAGCAACTAATGAATTGGTAAATGATGCCGGATGAGATTCTCCAATATATACTGCCTTCTCATCCAAAACATCATGTGATACAATTGGGTTACCATTCTCATCAAATTCATCTTGAGATACAAAAACATCCGCATTAACACGCTCTCCACAAAACTTACAAACCTGAAACCCATCATCCACAGCTGTCCATTTCGTGTAAAAAGCAAGACGATCATGTTCCAACTCTCCACCTAATCGAGCTAAAGTGTGCATGCAAATAACTTCTAAGTTTGCAGCATCGACATATTTATTATTTACGACACTCAGTTCACGAATCAGTAAATTAATATTATGAAGTTTGTCTGCATCTTGTAATTCGGGATCTGCAAGAATTACACCAACATTCTTCTTCATTTCAGACACTTCACGAACTTCAAATTTTTCATATACTGGCTCAACTAATTTTGGAACTAATGGCTGGAATGCACGCAGTAATTTTTGATGTTCGCGAATCAAATCGGCGGGAGTCGTTTCAGACCAAGCTTTCTTACCCTTAGATACACTTTCTTGCTTTTCCTGGGAAACATATGCGGTTGGAGCACAAACTCCTGGGTTGCGGTATACTCCTGAAGCCAAAAATTCTTCGAAATTTCCTGTTTGCAAGCATTCATCGGCCGTAGATTGTGGGAGCTGGACATCAGGGCGTGGTCCAGGTGGTTCTGGAGGAACTAATCCAAAATCACCAGCCTTTGTCATCAACATCTTCACAATCATTGAACCCGAATCTTCCTGTCCCGCCAACCAAAAGCGTGGAAATAGTCCAGAACTCCATTTGAGATTGTAAGATTTTTGAAGATCAAGGCTTGGCTCTACACTTTCGCGAGAAGGAAACATAACAGACATCACTGGCTGGGACATTACGGAATCAACCGGAGGAAAACGCTCTTTCCACGATGACCAAGGAATCCGACTTAACTTAACATCATAAAGTTTGAGATACTTTTGACCTTCGCCATATGGATCTGTAGTTGTTGGGACAGCATGTGACAGAATGGCTTCCGTAGAAGGAAAAATAGTATTTAAAGTTTCAGTGGTTTCATACTTTGATGGATTATTAGATGCTAAAAATGGGTGTTCGGCCAATGGTCTAGCCATTTCCAGCGATCGTTGACCAATATAAAATCCAACTGACTTCATTCCATCGGAAGTATTTGGAATAGGAACAGTTACTACATCAAAACTTCCATCTTCATGAAGAACACCGCGTGTCCGATTATAAGTTGGAAGCGCAATTATTGGATTTGCACCATCTTCATCGACTAACAATCCAGATGCCGGAACTCCATCACCGGAAGCGTATGGGCGAGGAAGAGCAGCGATCATAGGGGCATAATAATTTGGAGTGCTACGACGAGTCTTATCCATCAAAGGGTTCCATGATTCGGCAAACGAATACTTTTCATACTGAAATGGTGCATAAATTGGCTTTACCCATTCTACATTCACTGTCTTACGAGTTTGATCTACTCGATAATCAGTAGTTGTAACAACAATATTTTCATCGTAAACTTTTTGTAGACGATCAAGTTCTGTCTCAATCTTTTTGTATTCGGATCGCGCTATATGTTTCTTTTTTGGAAGAACCTTATCGTAATAATCCGTAAGCTGCTCCTGTAAGGTGAAAAATCGAAGTTCTTCAGGACGCTGAAGTTCTTCTTCAAATTCTTGGGTTTCAATTATTTCAAATTCTGATGGCTCAAATACGAGATCCTTCTCCATCGTTATTCTAATAGTAAACAATAATCCTCAATAGTTTTCCTTGCCTCCGTAAGAACACTTTCGGGGCTCTTCTTTGTGGTAAATCGAAGAACCATCATATTTTTGAGTGGATGAGGAATATCATATGATGTAAATTCAACAACATTCTTATTCGAATAAATAACCTGCTGCAGAAGGGTTCCTAGTGTATGGCCACCCTGCTCAATTGATACGCTATAAGGAGGGGTGGCATCCGGATCATCCTTGGAATACTGTTCGTGCTTGATATTTTTTAGGGCTTCGGCCATGTATGCATCAAGACGCTTACGAAGAATTTGGACAGCCATAGTTAGTAGCTCACGAGACTTCAGGACCCCCACACTTTCAACCGACAACTCAAACCAGTTCGGCCGATCATTCTCATCGCGAGAATATGAGCGCTGATACAGGAAGTTATCAAACAAACGGGGATCTCCACCAGAATCTACATGGGCCTTACGATCAACCTTCACACGCTCCGGGTCAGGGTGCCACTTAGTAGTCGCAGTGCAAACATGAGACGCATTTTCAGAGTCCAAGGCTAGACGAGCCATAATATGCACAACCTCTCCAGCACGAAGTTTTAGGAACAAACTGGGCGTATCAAAGTCGCGGTCATGCATCATCAAACCTTCACGCCCAGACTCAACTACAAAGTCATCAGTAGTCACAGTCCGTGCCTCCTTATTTTCCACAATTCGCAGTTCAATCTTGGCATCCTTGATGGTAGCGGAGTCTGATGGAGGCACATTGACTGGCAGCCGCTCTGTGCGATGCTTCAGCATCTCATGTGGAATTTGAGAAGTGTTTTGAAGAATTTGGACATCGCGGATTACAACTCGAGGAATACCCGTAATTAGAATACGACGAATTGCATTCACAAATCCAACTGGAAAGTTACGGAGTTCACAGTAAAGCTCGAACCCATGATTCGTAATCTTCATATTTTCAACCTTTGCCATCTTAGCTTCCTCCATATTTCGTTATGTTTCATTCCGTTTTTTTCCTGAAAACTCATAACTAGATGTCGCAGCCATACTTATTTTATAGTGATCGCGATCCGAACTCAAAGCAGATTATAGAGACACTAAAGGCCCTGAATAAGGCCGGTCTTTATAAGTTTATTGACGCCCTAACTCTTCAGCCAAATCAGCGCCCAGCTTGGCTTACGAAGGTTCCTACGCTATATATACCCGACACCAAGGAAGTGATTATCGGAAAGGATATTTTTGGATACATTGCCAAGCCCACAAATTCTCGCAAAGAACTTCCAACTAAACCTTCTGAGGGCGGATCCAATCCCCAAAATCAGATGGGCGATTTAACTCCATGGGGATTCGAGGGTCAGGGAACAATTGGCGAGACATATTCGTTGTGGGATACTCCTGGCCAGTTTGCAAATTCCGAAGGAAGTAGCTTATACACTTTCCTTGGGAATGCGGTTGCGTCTGCTATAGGATCACCTGAACCTACCTCAAAAAATACACTCGATGATAAGTCGAAGTCATCAACAAATTCTGATGTTGGTAAGCGAATGGAACAGATGATGAATCAGCGGAAGTCGGAGTTTGGAAGTGTAGAGCGCAAGTAAACCTATTATAGGATTTTAATACAAAACACAAATAATAAATAATGGCATCCAAGCAGGTTCTGACCCAAGCATTTTTTGATCAGTTTACTTCATTCTCAACCGAGCTTTGTGAAATGTATCCCGATGATGCAGACTTTTCAATGTTTGCCACTACCCTAAAGCTTATGAAGATGACCAATCCAGCTCTGATCATAAAGTATGTTCGTGACAATGTCCTCCAGTTTGAGGACAAGATCATGAAGAAGGATGAATCATTCTTTCTTGATTATAATTTTGCAGAGTATGCCGATGCTGTAGATATGAATATTTTTCAAAAGCTTCGGCAATATATCGCTAGTATGAGTTCTTCATCAAAGAACAGTGTTTGGACTTATATCCAAAATATTGTTCGTCTCGCCAAGGCTCTCAAGTGAAACTGCTTCTACGGGTTTAAACCCGTATAAATCGCGAGGCTCTAATGTTTGGAGTTCTCGAATCGCATCTTCCGGGCTTCCAAAGTTTCGGAATAGTATTTGGTTAACTTCTGCTGGTGACCAACGGTAATCAAGGTCTGGAGTTGTCCAGTCCTCAAATTCTCGATCATAGAAACTAGTAGCCATTTCACGAAGAATCTCGCGATTACACTTCTTGAAATGGACTATCATATCTATACGACCTGGACGAATCAAAGCCTTATCGATTCGCTCAGGATAATTGGAAGAAATAGCAATAATACGCCCTGAAGTTTCAAGCGTTCCGTCCAAGAGGTTTAGGAGGAAAGAAAGATCGATAACTTCTGGCTCATCTTCTTCCTTATGTGCGGCAGCCCACGCATCTTCGGGAGACTTCTCTTTCTTGGGTTCGGGTCTCTTGTATTCGCGGCTCAGCACGGCATCTCCCATCGCATCAATGTCTTCAATGACATACAGACGCTCATGAATTGGAATGGTATACTTCTCTACAGTGCTGCCATTATGGACATAAATGTCATCATTGTAAAACAGATGAGTGAGCTGAGCCTTAGTCTTGATTTGGCTCAAATGAATATTAATGATATGGCGATGAGCAGTATTTGCAATAGCCTTAATAGATGAAGTCTTTCCACATCCTGGTCCACCATGAAACATGAATCCCAAAGTGTATGGAATACCCTTGTCTTCATACCAATCCTTGCGGGTCATAAAGAATTGCATATGATTACGGACTTTCTGGCGTTGTTCAAAGAAAACATTGTCGAACGTACGAGTTGTGTGAAACTTGTGCTTCGTATAAATCAGGTGTGTGTTTGGCAAAGGATTCTGGCTCGTTCGCTTATTCTTTACAGATGTCATCATATCGAAATAATACAGAGAAGTTCCGAGCTTATTAGCCTGAGTGCGCTCATAATCGGAATTACACCGATCTACAAAGTCACGAAGATACTGTGATTCATGATCGTAACAAAAAATACGAAACTTTACGCTATCAAGCTCGCCTTCTGTATGCTTTAAGACAGTTAGCTGGAAGTAGATATCTGGGTCAACCATGATTGGCTCAAACTCGTTCGGAAGGTAATCTTGGTGATTCATAAAAAGAAGATTGCGAATAGCAGGAATACTACTTACATAATGAACTACCGAATCCATGCGGTTTTGACTGGAAGAAACTTGAGTGTTTTGTTTTCCGGTTCCCTTAATGACTCGCTCACACTCAATCGTAGCACGAATAGATTTGTTTGGCGGTGGAGGGGGAGTTGAAGGATCTAGCCGCTTACGGTGACAAAAGATTTCTTGTAGACGAGGATACCACTGTGAATAAGATGCAACAATCTTATCAAATAAGGTTATTCCCACAAAACTATACAATGGATTTCGTCCCATGCCCATGGACATCCCCATGGTGAGGAGCATCTGATTTCTTAGAACGTCGTTCAAACCTGTCTGCATTATTGGTTAAGTATGGCATTATGAAAACGGAATTATTTCGCACAGACTTGTAGATAGCAAGAATGGGTGAAGTATTGTCTGTCCAAATGCCTCAGGGAATCAAGCAAATCATTAAGCGCGTTCGTCCAGCCGAATGGGTGTTTCCAACTCCGCCTGTAAAACGATTCAAGGCGTTTCATGAAGATGGAGCCAAGGCACCCAAGCTAGATAAAATCACAGAGTAAACTAAATGGCCACCGCCCCAATGCTACCGTTCCCTAAACCCAAAGAGTCAAAGGATGCTGTAGCTATTCCTATGTCAGATCCAGTACCCCAGCCCGGTGGCCGTAAGCGCCGTGGATCTCGTCGCGGTGGATTCCGCGAGCAGAGCGTAAATACTGCCTCACCAGTCCCACCCACGGGACCTCAGACTCCTCTAGGAGGTCGCCGGCGTAAGACTCGTAAGAGCAAGAGTGGTAAGCGCCACACTCGCCGTCATTAAGTGCGACGAATACACATATCTAAAGTAGGAACATTCACATTCACAGGCTTTGACCTTTTTAGTCGTAGTTGCTCAGAAGCCTTTTCTACGACATCGTGTGACAATGAAACATACTTTTTGATATCACGCAGAGGACCCTGAACATTCATCGAGGGAAATAGAAGGCGGATAGGATGAAGTTCGGAAAGAACAATATTGTTATCTCCAGTCACATAATCGCGATACTGTTGAATATCTAATGGTCCACCAAAAAGTCGAAGCAGACTTCGTGGTGGGGCGGGAGACAGATCGCGATTCGAATAAAGTTCGGCATACAGATGACCTAAAAGAGCATGGCGATTCCACTTAGTTGAATCAGAAATCTTGTTGTCCGAATAGTTGTAGGCTAACGCACATTCGGGGGAACAAAAGTTTCCTTCGCACGAGTAGATGTTGTTATATACATCATATGAGATTGGTAGAACCGATGAAACCCAGTCAAAATTATGGCAGCACCAAAAACATGCAGTTTGAGGAGAATACCGTTCAACTCGAACCTTTAAAAGAATAGTCTTAAGCAAATCACTATTGAACTTTTCAGTATTGTTTGAAAACTCGGTATTCAAAATATCGGCATAGGAAGTTGTATCTCCCGCAGGAATAATCCGCGATTCATCATCTTCCGTAATCTTAAGAAAAAACACAACTGGAGATTCATCTACTGCCGGTGTCTTAGCAACTCTTGGCTTACGGACTGGCATTTACAGTTATTATTACGGAACTGTCAAAACCAAATATCTAAAACGAATTTACACAGACTAGAAACTACAGGTATTCAAGAAGATGGATCTATCAAAGCAATATCGCAAGCATACGCATCGTGAACATATTCTTTCTCTACCCGATACTTATATCGGTAGCATCGAAAACACTTCTGAAGATCACTATGTCCTAGATGGAGAGTCGTTCAAGAATGAAACAGTAAATCCATTCAATCCAGGCTTCTACAAACTCTTTGACGAGCTACTTGTCAACGCCCACGATCATGTTGTGCGCTTACGGCAACGCAATTCACCAAATCCGGTTAAGAATATTGCAATTACAGTTGAGGACAATATTATTACAATCCGTAATGACGGCGAATCTATCGATGTTGAAAAGCATCCGGAATACGGTTGCTACATTCCCCAAATGATCTTTGGCGAACTCCTAACTTCCACGAACTACGACAAGAACGAGAAGAAGCTTGTGGGCGGCAAGAACGGTTATGGCGTAAAGCTAGTAAACATCTTCGCTAAAAAGCTTGTGGTCACCGTTGTTGACGGGACTCGTAACTTGAAGTATGTTCAAACTTTTGAGGACAATATGTCCAAGATTGGAGAGCCGGTAATTAAGCCTTCTAAGGTCAAGCCGTATGTCGAAATTTCATGGACTCCTGACTTCAGCCGGTTCGGTTGGTCAACTGCGGCAATCCCTACAGGGATTCTTCAGGTCATCCAGCGTCGCGTTTCTGATCTCGCAATGACAGTTGGGAAGGAAGTTAAAGTTACATGGTGCGGCACAGCAGTTAAGTTCCGCGACTTTACAAGCTATATCTCCTGGTACCTTCCGAAAGATGCAGTCGTCGTGACAGAGGTGCCGCAATTCGGATGGCAGGTTGCAGCCAGTGATACCCCGACGGACAAGTTCTTTAGCGTGTCCTTCGTGAACGGCATTTGGACGCGATCTGGCAAGCATGTGGATGAAATTGCTAATCAGGTGGTTTCGTATTTTGTAAACCATCTGGAATTGAAGAAGAAGTTGAAAGTCAAACCTTCGCTCGTAAAAGATTCGTTGTCAATCTTCATTAACTGTTTAGTTGAAAATCCAAGCTTTAATAGTCAAACCAAAGAAGTTCTTACTTCGAAAGTTTCATGTAAGTTGTCCGAAGATTATCTCAAGAAGCTCGTTTCAAAGCTGAATGTCGTGGAGCGAGTCATGGCGCAGCAGGCGGTCAAGGATACGAAGGAGGCCTCCAAAACTGACGGTAAGAAGCAGTCTCGTATTACGGGAATCCCCAAGCTAGATGATGCGGTGTATGCTGGCACAGCAAAGAGCCACGAATGTGTGCTGATTCTAACTGAGGGAGATTCGGCTAAGGCGATGGCCCTGAGTGGTCTCTCGCAGGAGCAGCGCAAGTGTTATGGAGTGTTCCCGCTGAAGGGTAAGCTCCTGAATGTAAAAGATACGAGCGCAAAGAAGGTCGAAATGACTGAAGAGATTGCGAATCTTAAGAAGATTGTAGGTTTGGAGTCTGGTAAGAAGTATGTCGACTTGAAGAGTCTGCGTTATGGGCGAATCATGATCATGACCGATCAGGATTATGACGGTTCGCATATCCGCGGTCTTCTCATCAATCTATTCCACGAACTCTGGCATGAACTCATCAAGATGCCGGGATTCATTACTTACATGGCAACTCCGATCGTGAAGGCGACCAAAGGTAAAGATGTGCGATCATTCTATACGCAGTATGATTACGAAGAGTGGCGAAAGACGCCTGCATCGAAGGGATGGGGCGTAAAGTATTACAAGGGATTGGGTACTTCTACTCGTGACGAGGCGAAGGATTATTTCAAGTCATTGAATGTGATTCCGTATGCTTTCGCGGATAAGAGCGATGAGAAGATCGATTTGGCGTTCAATAAGGCTAAGGCTGATAACCGTAAGGATTGGCTGAAAACTTACAAGCGCGAAGATATTGTGAACACAACACCTGGAAATTCCCTGAAGTATGAGGATTTCGTCGACAAGGATCTCATTCATTTCTCAAACTACAATTTGGAGCGGTCTATTCCGAACATCATGGACGGACTGAAAACTTCTCAGCGTAAGATTCTGTTCTCTGCGTTCAAGCGAAACTTGAAGCATGAGATTCGTGTAGCTCAGTTTGCTGGATATGTTTCCGAGCATTCAGGCTACCATCACGGTGAGGCGTCATTGAATGATACTATTGTAGGTATGGCGCAGGACTTTGTGGGTTCAAACAACATGCCGTGGTTCGTGCCGCAAGGTCAGTTTGGAACTCGGCTGCAGGGCGGCAAAGATTCTGCTTCGCCTCGTTATATCCACACTTATCTCCAGCCATATGTTTCTAATCTAGTTCCGAGCGATGACTTCCCATGCCTGAACTATCGCGACGATGATGGGTTGCCAGTCGAGCCAGATTGGTATGCTCCCATTCTTCCAATCCTTTTAGTGAATGGTTCGCGCGGTATTGGCACCGGTTACTCAACTTTCATTCCGCAGTTCAATCCTCGCGAAATCAAAGATGCGATTGTGGAATGGTTGGAGAAGGGAACGGGGTTGAACCGCGAGTTCGCTCCGTACTATTCTAAGTTTAAGGGTAAGATCACTAAACTAAACAAGACAGATTATGAGGTCTCTGCTAACTTCAACATTTCTGGGGAGACGATCACGATTACAGAATTACCGATCGAGACCTGGACCATGGACTTCCGAGAGAAGCTTGATAAACTACTTGCGGACGGTACGATCAAGGACTATTCCGATACCTCTACGGATACGGATGTTTGTGTCACGGTCAAGGGTGGACTCACAGAGGTCCAGAAGCTACTGGTTGAGAAGATCAAGCTGACGAACATGCACGCTTTCAACTCGAAATGTGTCATTGAGAAGTATGATTCGCCGAATGCGATTCTTCGGGAGTATGTTGGCGTCCGACTAGAACTGTATCAGAAGCGACTGGAGTTCATGCTCAAGACACTGCGCGATAAGCTGCCGTATCATGAGAATGTTGTTCGGTTTATTCGACAGCAGTGTGAGGAAAAGCCTCGTCCTGAACTGCGGCGCAAGACGGCAGAAGAATGTGAGAAACTTCTTACGGCCGAAAAGTTTGAGAGAATTCGTGATGGGTTTGATTACCTCCTCAATCTTCCTATCGCTTCACTGACACTAAAGCACGCCCAAAAGCACGAAAAGGACCTGGCAGATTTGAAGGCTCAGATCGTGGATCTAGAGGGTAAGAATGCCAAGTCTTTGTGGCTATCCGATCTTTCGAATCTAAAGTTCTAAAATTAAAATAGTTATAACCAGTCACAAAACCAGTCTTTTTTTATGGCGGTGCAGGTACTGGACTGCAAGGAGATGTTACATCTGTAGATCTGGATGTAGTATTTACACTTCCATTGGCATTTGCAAGATTTGCGTATATATACAAACAATTTTTAGGACTTACAGATGATGTAACAAGATCTAACTGAAAATCAGCATTTATCGGTGCAGACGGTGTTGGGTATGATGGACTATATTCCCATCCAGATGAATCTACAATGTTTGTACCTATTGTAACGGGAGTCCACGAAGTTTGGTAGGAAAACCGGTAATAATATGTAAATGTTGTCATACCAGACTGATACGGTCTAAATTCCCAAGGACCATTAACAGGAGGTGTATATTGAAACCAAGAATAAAATACAGGTGGGCGTGTACTTACTGGAGTATCGATAACATTAACATTTGTAGAAAGCAGAGCAAAAGTAGCTTGAGAGTTGTTCGCTACAGTGATAGTTCCATTGCCAGCACCAAATCCTCCGCCTACAAATACATATGGTTCTCCTTCACTTAAAATATCTACAAATGAAAAAATTGTTGATAAATTAGGGCCTGGAGTCGCATTGTTCGCCGGAATAGTTGTAGCAGACACTCTATCCACTCTAAAATCAATCTGAACACCATAACTTTGAGGATTCCAATGTCCAAATGATATTGGAGAAGGTTCACCGGCACCTGTAAACATGCTTCCAGAAACCTGGTATAATCCGGTTACAGTTGGAACAAATCCTCCATTTGGATATGTGGCGCTACCGAATGCAAGTCCAGTGAGACCAACCACGCTTCCTCCACAAGATAATGATTTTGTCTGAGTACTGTCAAATGCATAGGGCGGTGATTGAGTCCAAGCTTGTATTGCATCTCCACTTGGAAAATATGGCGTCGATAGAGTACCGTTACTTGAATTTATGAGTTGAGTATCTGAACTATAGTTTGTAACAAATGATGCATACGGATTTAACATTGTTACACCATTACCTCCAATACCGTCTCTTCCCGTAGGTCCTGTAATGCCCGTACCAGTGGGACCAGTAGATCCTGTTGGACCAGTGGGACCAGTAGATCCCGTAGATCCCGTAGATCCCGTGTATCCGGGTCCCGTAGATCCCGTTGAGCCGGTATTTCCTGTTGAGCCTGTATTTCCTGTAGATCCTGTAGTTCCGGTTGAGCCTGTATTTCCTGTAACTCCTCCAGGCGCTCCTTGGGGACCTGTAATTCCCGGCGGGCCTTGAGATCCAGTTGTTCCACACGATAAGACATTTTGTTGAGCAGTCCACTGACTCGCCGAAAGAAACGGCATTATGTTTAAACTTAGATTTTCATAAATTCATCCTAACACAGTAATGGCACAACCTCCAACTTATCAAGAACTAATGGCGGAAGTTTTCGAAGAAAACGCTAAGACTGTTTTGGTATATCAGCAGGAGTTTGAAGAAGAAGATGCGGAGCCTTATGAACAAGAAGACTATTCGGACAATGAACTAGAAGATCGGGAAGAATTCAATAAGTTTGCCGGGGCGCGCAATAAACCAGAACATGTTATCAAACCTAAAGCATCTTCCACCCAAGCTGGAAAAGTAAGCTATAATATCGATAGGCATATCCGAACTTATGCTCTAAATATTGATGGACGATTCCGTGGAAGTTTATTTATAACCAAACCTCCTTCTAGTTGCACAAGCGGGCCTGTAACCATTGCAGCAACAAATTCTTCAAATTTTTTATTTAATCCTTCTCGCCAATACAAGAATGTGCATTCGATTCGCGTAACATCGTTCGAGTTTTTTAATAATTTTTATACTTATTCTGGCATTGATGCCACAACAGGATTAGGGCGTGGGAATACTACACTCACAATCACAGATTTAGGTGCAACAAATACAACTGGATTCACACCAGTTTCTTACCCAATTACGCTTGAAAATGGCAATTATGTGATTGTAGACCCGATCATGAATCCAGATGTTCCTCATAATTTATTGGCGATTCTTCAAAACCATATTCGAACTCTTGGTGGCGGAGTTTTTGCAGATATGACAATTCAACTAAATTCCTTTTCAAGTAGTGTAATCTTCAATTCAGTAGGACGCCAATATCAGCTAGATTTTCCGAAAACAACTGATAATCCCAATGGTAATGGGATTGGTTACAATCTAGGATTTTATGGAAATTCTTATACTTCTATACCCACAACTCCAGCACCTGCACCGTATTTTTCAGTTGCTGGAAATGCAATTATATCCGAAAGTAATTATGACTCGGTTGAAGATACGTATGTATACTTAAAAATCAATGATTATAATATCATTAAACACATCAATTCCGATCAAACTGAGTTTGGAGCTTTTTTGAAAATTCCTCTAACATCCCCAAAGAATTCTATCCAGTTCATGAGTTCTACGACAAATACTAGTAGTGCCGAATACTTCTTCCCCCAACCTTCAAATATTTCGAGTTTCTTGTTTGAAATGGTAGATGCTTATGGCAAAACTCTTCAGATGAACGGTTCTACTTTTTCAGTGACTTTGGAAATTCAAGAGATCTTGCAGTCAGATATCTACGAAAAAATGTTAGAACTGTAAGTATAATGGAAAAGTCAGTTCTAGAAAAGATCCAGGATCCTTGGGTCGAGAACCGTTACAACCTAACATCCACTTCTGCCCAGTATCCTGCACCTCAGCATGGAGGTCGTGTTCCAAATATTAATGCACCTGAGTCTCAGGATTTCCCAGCTCGACCAGCTTCTATGTATACTGGTGGAACCCCTATTCCTGGTTTCTCAGCACGCACCGATCTTATCGGACATGTTCATAAATCAACGCCCCTTAACGAGGTCTTCTTTAGTGATGCAAACATTGAGAAACTTCAAAAGGATATACAGCAACAGGTCTACCTCATGAGCGGTCCCAACAAGTACATGATCGACCGCCAGAACGACGACGACTTAAAAATTATCATGCGCAGCTACTACCTTTCTTATGCTCGTAATAATCCAGCCACCGTTGCTGAGGAGTTAGCTGACTTAAATGGTCGTGTTGTAGGGTTTGCTTCTGGTCGTATTTACTCTGAAGTTGATTTCCATAAGTTCTATCTCAAGGATATTGAAGAGTTTGCTCTACCTATTGCTAATCCGCTAAATACTGCTTCCTATGGAACTCGCACTGGCGAGCTCAAGTCATTCTTTTAAAGTTTCTTGTGTAATCTTCGCAAATCGCGGAGAATTTTTAACCTTGTCTTTGAAATACTGCGATGCTCTCATTCCAAATATATTTGTAACTTCTCCATCTTTGAGAACATATGCATATCCTCCGGGAGCTATTTGAAAAGGCGCAGTCAAAGTATTATTGCGGTTAAATGGTCGACGTCCCTGGGGATTTGACCATGAAGGAAGAACCCAATCAGACATTCCAACTTTAACTGTTGTACTAAGACGGCGAATAGGAACAGTTGAAGTTGTAATTGTGTGTGGCAGTGTAACTAGAAGAACATGACCTTGTACCGGATCAGAAACTTCTGACGGATACAATGTTTGGTTATCTGCTAACATCCACCAAGAATTGCAGAACGGATTGATCAATAACTCAAATACTTCGTGAGCAAGACATTGGGCTACAGTTGGCTTAGCAGAATCTGGACTCCAAAGAATAGGACCATACTTAAGAATGGTATCAACAAAAACGCGACCATAAGGAATGCCATTTGATAAATGATGATATCCTAGAGCACCCTCATAATCTGTAGTATTTAGAAAGAAGACTTTACTAGGAATAGTGCTTGTGGTTCCTTTCCTTACATAAACAGCAGTACAGGGTGGAATTGACCAATCTGCACAAAATTGTGGAAGAATTTTGTTCAAAGCGTCTACCATATGCTGACCGTCTGTATTGCTCAGTATATTCGAAGCATTAATAACCGCAATTTTAGAAATAGCTGGCATTTATCATTCTCGCGGAAAATTAGTGGAAGTCTTTTTTAGCTTTGGATGTAATGGAAGTTTGTATGTTTCGCGGACGCACTTATGGTAAGGCATGTGGACAACTGTATGTATTTGAAGAAACATGGGATACTTTTCGCCCAATAAAACGCGTATACTGGAATGACAAGAAGTTTGTTACCGACGATTCAGTTTATAAAACAAATCTATTTGATCCCGTATATGGATTCGGAACACAAGAAATGAAAAGTCATTGTAAATTTCTTACAGGAACTACTGAACTTGGAGGTAAGGAATTAAATCCTACAGATTTTTGGAATTGGTGTGGAACTCCAACTGAATGGTTTCATGATCGTCCATGTGTACTTTCTAAGTGTGCATCAAAAGATTGGAAGAATTATATTCTTCGTTCGGGTTCTAAACCTCGAACTTTGAGGCGTGCACCCGGAGTTCGCGTTACAAGGCGTTTAGTCGGGAAAGGGGTTAAATTATAAATGCGGGTAAACATTATTTCAAATTACCGTCCAAAAACAGGTCTTATGCAAGATGTAGGTATTCTTCGCGGAATTTTGGCGGCAGTATATGGTGAAGACACAAAAATGAACCGTGTTCATCATATGATGCCAGAATGCCCTGAAGCTGAAGTGAATATTTTTCTGGAAGTTGTGAACCCAGCTCTATTTCCATTTGCTGGTCACAATATTTGGATTCCAAATCCAGAGTGGACTTACCGCTCCTGGACAAATTATATTCCAATGTTTGATGAGATTTGGTGCAAGACACATGAATGTTTGGATATTTTCAAAAAGTATACGGAAAAGGCTCGGTATATTGGATGGACATCAATTGATAAGGTTTGGGATCCTGTGAAACACAAGAAGAATTATTACAAGGCTATTGTTCCGGTAGGTAAAAATATTTTCCGTAATCCCAAACCTATTCTCCAAGCATACTTTCGTATTTTAAATAATGATCCCAAAATCTATGCGAAGCTTCCCTCACTGAATATTGTTTATGATCCGGAAGTCATCAAGTTTCATGTTCCAGAAGAAATTAAGTCCAAAGTTCATCTTCACGATAAGGTTCTTGGCGAAACTGAATATGATGACCTTATTCGCGAATGTGGTGTGTGTATCTGTCTTTCGGCATGTGAAGGGTTTGGCCATGCTGTAAATGAAGCTCTGTCTGTTGGATGCAATCTCATTCTTTCTCCAATTCGTCCATTCAAAGAGGATATAGTTGGAGAAGTTCAGGCTGGAGTTTATTATGGAGAACAGTCTGCACAGATCGATCAGGTCGAATGTATTGGAACGATGGTGGATACAAGTGTGTTTTCTATTATGGATGTTCTGGAAGAGTATGTAGATACGCCATTAAAATCAAAACAAGTTAGTTCTAAGTTTTTGAGGGAACTTTATGAGGCTAACCACAAGAAATGGTTGGATGGAATGAAAGACTATCTTTCTGGTCTTAAGGTAGAACCATATTCTGTAAATGCAACTCTTCCCAAGGAAGACTCGCTCCCCGACATTTCAATTGTAACGATTACCAAGGATCGTCGTATTTTTATGCCTTTGGCAAAGTATTCTTACATGATCCAGTCATACCCTGAAAGCAAGCTAGAATGGGTAATTGTTGATGATGGCGATGATCCAATTGAAGATACGCTTTTTGGAGTTCCAAATGTGAAGTATGTCAAGTGTGACAAGATGAGCGTGGCAGATAAGCGTAATCTTGGTGTTCAGAGTGCGATGTACGATATTGTGTGTATGATGGATGATGATGATGTTTATCCCAATAATAGTATTCTACAGCGTGTAGCTATGCTACTAAAAGAACCCAAGCGCGAATGTGTATTTTGTACTACCATTCCATCGTATGATATCTGTAAGTATTCTTCATTCATGAATGTTCCGCCAATTACATTACCAATGTCTCAGCGAGTTTCTGAAGCCAGTTTGGGGTTTACTCGTAAGTTCTGGGAGGAGCGCCAGTTTCAAAGTGGAACTCAGATAGCGGAGGCAGACACATTTATTCGCGGTCGCGAGCAGATGTGCCGGGAGATTTCCCCGCAGGAAGTTATTGTTAGTTTAGTTCATCCACTTACAACTTCATCTCGACGCGCACCTGACATGAAGGAACCTAATGGATGCCATTACGGTTTCAATGAAAAACTATTCGCGCTAGTTTCTGAAATCGGAGAAGATTTAAAGGCCAAACAGCTTGCGTAGTCCGGACTTGCGGGTGCCACGGCGACGGCGGCCGCCCATAGCGGGGGGCGCAGCGGCAGCATCCGTGGCTGGGACATCACCGCCCTTTAGGACAACGCGGCCCTTGGGCTTCATGCCGAGCTTGCGTAGCGTCTTCTTGATCGTTGACGCGGCGACCTTGCGGACCTTGCGAGAGCGGCGCTTGCCGCCTACAGGGGCTGAGTTACCGGCACTTCCGTTTAGTACAGTGGGGTTAGCATATCCCTCGACCATTTTGTTTTATATTTACCTTTAGAGAAATTGTTTAGGCCGAGCAAGATTGGCAGGGCTCGACTGTGAATTTTTGGGCCGACGCGGCGGCCTTTGTACGCAAGTAATAACATCCAGTCTTCAATCCCTGCTTCCAAGCGTAAATATGCATAGATGAAATCTTAGCATATGTGGGCTCTGTCAGGAATAAGTTCAGCGACTGTGATTGGCAAATAAACGGAGCACGGTCACGAGACATATTAATTAGCGTCTTCTGTGGAATTTCCCATGCCGTCTTATACAGTTCCTTCAGATCATTCGGGATTTCTTCAATGTTCTGAATTGATCCATTATGATTCATAATCTGTTCACGAGTCCATGAATTCCACAACCGTAGCTTGACTAGATCTTCGACAAGATACTTGTTCACAACCATGAAATCACCAGCGAGGACGCGGCGACTATACAGATTAGAAGTGAACGGTTCGAAGCATTCGTTATTCCCGAGAATTTGGGAAGTTGAGGCTGTAGGCATTGGAGCCACGAGCAAAGAGTTGCGGATTCCGAATCGCTGCATATCACGGCGCAAAGTATCCCAATCTAGAATTGAACTTGGCTCAACATTCCACAGATCAAACTGAAACTTACCCTTTGAAGTTGGAGATCCAGAATATGATTGGTAATGCCCCGCCTTTTCAATCACCGGCATTCCGCGCCAGTATCCTTCAACTGTATTTTGTGCGGCAATTTCAATACTGGTCTGACACGCCGCGTAATAAATGTTTTCGAATATTACGCGATTTAGATTTTGAGCTCCATCTGATGCCCAAGGAAGGCGCATCATAGCGAACACATCGGCCAAACCCTGAACTCCAATTCCGATAGGGCGATTACGGGCATTTGAGGCACGAGTTTCGGGAGTCGGATAGAAATTCTTATCAATAACAATATCCAAATTGCGAGTTAGAATTGCAGTATACGCCCGAAGCTTTTCCAAATTAAAGATCCCATTCTCTATAAACTTTGGAAGAGCGATTGAACCAAGATTACATACTGCCGTCTCATCGGGAGAAGTGAATTCCATGATCTCGGTGCACAAATTGGACGACTTAATAGTTCCCAAATTTTGCTGGTTAGATTTGGCGTTGGCTGCGTCCTTGTAACACAGGTAAGGATTACCTGTTTGAATCTGACAATCGAGAATCATCTGCCAGATCTTTTGGGCGGGGATAGTCTTACGACCCTTGCCTTCCGACTCATACTTGCGATAGAGGTTATCGAAATTCTCGCCCCAAACATTATCCAAACCAGGACATTCGTTGGGACACATGAGAGTCCAATCGGAATTGGATTCGACTCGGCGCATGAACTCGTCTGGAATCCAAAGACCATAAAACAGATCACGAGCACGATCTTCTTCTGCACCCTGATTCAACTTGAGACGGAGGAAATCTTCAATATCCGCATGCCACGGCTCCAGGTAAATCGCGAATGAACCGTTGCGCTTACCACCCTGATTCACATACTTAGCGGTATCATTGAACACTTTTAGCATGGGAACAATACCAGTAGATTCGCCGTTAGTTCCACGAATACGAGAGCTGCGTGCGCGGACATTATGGATAGAAAGACCAATTCCACCTGCCCACTTGGAAATCTGGGCACAATCGCCCAAAGTCTTGTAAATACCCTTAATGGAATCATCTGACATTTGTAACAGGAAACACGATGAGAGCTGAGGAGTTACAGTTCCCGAATTATAAAGCGTAGGAGTGGCGTGAATAAAGTATCCTTGAGACAAAGCATCATAAGTTTCACGAACACGATGAAAGTTTGCACCATGAAGCTGAATGGCTACTCGCATCCACATATGCTGGGGTCGCTCAACCACATGGCCATCTACACGCAGAAGGTAACCTCGCTCTAGCGTCTTGAACCCAAAGTAATCAAACATGTAATCGCGAGAATAATCAATCATTAGTTCATACTGATCCTTGTGCTTACATACCAAATCGTGATACTCATCGGTAATAAGCTGGATAGAACCATGATAGAGCTTTTCTACACACTCCAGTAGGGTTGAGGGAGTAATCTTCTGATGATTATCAATAACAATTCGTGACGCTAGCTTACCGTAATTTGGATGATACCGAGCCTGCATCATAGCACAAGTTTCTCCGGCAAACTCGTCTAGCTTAGAAGTTTGCATGCCATCTACAAGCTGATTACATACTTTCTGAGCCACTAGATCCGGATTCACATGTTCCAGCCCCTCTGACAGCTTCCTGATGCGCTGTAAGACCTCATCGAATGATACTGGTACTTGGTCACCGTTACGCTTGATTACGAACATCTTACTCATTTAAAAACAGGATCCAATAAAATCCATTCTTAAGGAGCCGCAAGTTTTACAGAAATATGCATTGACTCAAGTTCACGAATAATGAGACCAAGTGCGTAAGGCGTTTCAAGAACAGAGCCCTGAAGATCGGCCGATGAATCTAAGTATCCAGTTTCTGGCTGGAACAGAACTTCAGACTTATCTGAGCGATCCATTAAACTTTCATTCAAGAACTTAGAAACTCCATGAGAAATCAGTCCGTCTCGCTCCATCTCTCCAATGCGTAACCCACCATCATTCGCACGCCCTTCAACTGGTTGGTGTGTGAGTAACTTCTTAGGTCCTGTAGCACGGTAATTGATCTTATCTTCCACCATCTGCTTGATTCGTAAATAGTAAGTAGGTCCCATAAAAATTTCAGACTCCATCATTTCTCCTGATTGACCATTGTATAGAATTTCGTGTCCATAAGGATGCAATCCTACCTTATCCAAAAGATCGCGGACTTCCATAACCCGGTTCTTGGAAGCGAACGCTGTAGAGTCAATCAAGCATCCTAAGTTCAAACCTAGTTTTACACTCATGGTTTCAATAAACTGTCCAACCGTCATACGAGACGGGAAAGCATGTGGATTTACGATAATATCCGGTCGTAGACCAGAAGCAGTAAATGGCATATCTTCTTCGGGAACGCGAAGACCACAAGTTCCCTTCTGTCCGTGACGAGCCGCAAACTTATCACCTAAAACTGGCACGCGGGACTCAGCTATACGAATCTTAACTGCGTGTAATCCTTCGCGAGTAACATATCGATATACAGAATCAATAATACCATGCTGTCCTCGCTTTGGAGTATACGACTTATCGCGGAATCCTGTAACTTGTCCTGATGCATTCTTAATTGGCGTAACAATTCCTACTAGAACCGTCTTGTCGTCAATCTCTTTGCCTTGCATCACAATACCGTCTCCATCTAGAAGATCGTAATTATATCCTTCTTTACGAACAACAGTTTCGCGATACCGGCTATCAGTTGCTACATTCGCAAATAAAGTAGATTCAAATACAGAAAATTTACCCTTATCAAATCCGGATGAGATAGCTTCTTCTTCAATATCGTAAGAATGGTAGTAAGTAGTTTGAAACATTCCGCGTTTTAGGGATCCTTCATTCATCAGAATTGAATCTTCCTGATTGTATCCAGAATAGACTGAAAGTGCTACAATAACATTTTCGCCATATCCAATGCATCCATTCTTTCCCAGAACAGCAGAAGTTGTCCAAGTTTGTGAAATGGGTCGCTGAGCATAATTGAGCCAAGTAGCTATCGTATCAAAGCGTTTATTGAACGCTGTATTGAACCAAGATGAAGCCTGTTTGGCTTGCTGGCAACTAAAAGCGTTACGCGTAGCGGGATCATGATCGCTATTTGGAAGAACACTTCCGGTGGCCGAAAACATTACAGTCGGATGAATTTCTGAAGGACGAGTTGGAGAAAATGCTTCCATATTAATGCGTAAACTTTCGGATTCCTGAGCGTCAATGTAATCCACAAGTTTCAAGTCCATATCTGACCACTTTGTGATACGCTGAACCGCCTCAGGCTTCACTCCTTCACGATAAACTGGTCGGGATGGACGACCTGCATCTGTAAATATGATATACTCATTATCAATACGATTCCAGCACAAGCTTACAAATTTATTCATCTTTCGTGCTCGACGCTGTTCCAGAAGATCAGAATGGTAAGTTTCAGCATTGTCTGTAAAGACTCCCACTAAATCTGAATTAATGAATACACGAGTCCAAATAGGATTCCAAGTTGATGGATGAATCACGACAAGTGGAATAAACTTTGGAAACTTAGAAATTATGTTCAAAATTTCGGATGGAGAAGATGCTGTTGAGATGGCGCATAAAAGTGTAAGTGATTTTGTCATACCAATACCTCCGCCATCGGGATTATCTACAGGACACAGCATTCCCCAAGAACTTCCGTGAATACGACGAGGCTCGACAACTTTCAGACCTTTATCCATCTGAAGATTTACGCGGCGCAACTGAGCAGTAGTTCCCAAGTATCCTAAACGGCTCAGTTCTTGCGAGACACCATCCATACCTCCCCACTTACCTTTGAATGACTTTTCCAAAGCATTAATGAATGCATAATGCTGCCAGTAAAATGCATCTACATTTTCAACATTGACTAACTCGCGAAATTTCATTCCAGAATATTCTTTCTGCTGGAAGTGAATGCGCACATCAAGCTCTTTCATCATACGCTTTGACACTTCCTTGTAGATGCGACGGAACTCATAGAATACTAGGTCACCAGAAGCATCGAGACGCTTGTATCGGTAATGATCGCGATCACTCTTGGGTTTAATTCCCAGAGCTACATCCATAGCCATACGAGTCATCATACCGAGCAAGTAGGCTTTACGACGGTAAAGACCTGGAACTGACTCGGTTTCGCGGCGAGTGCAGTGTGGAAACATTTCAGAATACAAATTCATATAAACTCCACCATTCGTTCGAGTACGATGCTGGCGGCGTAAAACTAGAAGATTCGCATCCTGATTCTGATCGGTTTCTTTACGCATTTCAGCCAAAAGAAAGTCATTGTGCGATAGAATTAACTCCATAAATATTTCATCATATGTGGAACGAGACTGCTCTGGAACTCCAATTAAAATTGTATCATAAATATCTTGATCGTTTGTCAGACCTAGTGCATGGAATATACTAATTAAAGGAACTGGCTGTGTGAATCCAGGTAGGGTTACTACTGCCAGACGCTTCTTTGAAAATGACGCAAGATCATCGGTCTTGGAAATGATATCTGGATCATCAGGCTTATCGTTTTTTGGAGGAATCACAATAAAATGAGAATAAGGTCCGCGAGTGCCATCTTCCGATACTGATCGCATAGCGCCAATATACTCAAACTTTTCAGATTTAGTAGCACCTTGTATCTTGATAGCCGACTCCTTCTCGACTAACCCACGGGCTCCCTCATCGGCAGATTGAGATACACGCTTTGAAGCGTAAAACATATTATCTCCAAGACGCTCTTGGGTCAGAAGAACCTTTTCGGCTCCACCAATTACAAAATACCCGCCTAACTCAAACTTACACTCACCGGCTTCGTAAAGTTCTGATGCATTCATGGTAGAAAGGTAACAAAGTGAACTCTTTAACATTAAAGGAAGCTTGGCAATCTTAACATTTTCAAATGTGCGAGTTTCGGTTTCCTTGCCCGAAGTATACTCAATATCCAAAGTTCCCTGAATATCCATGGCATAGGTGGAATTGTCCAAACGACATGAATGAGGCAGAACAGCTTTATTATCTTGATCTACCGGCGGTAAATACTGGATCTTACTACCGTCTTTTCCACCGACATAGACCTTGATAGTTCGGTCATCGGCTAAAACAAGTTGTAATGGATTGGAACCTTTAATAAAATTGGGGATCTTTGTATTCAACATATCTGCATACGAATCCAAATGGTGTCTGACTAGAGGGTTTGGAGTATCTTCAAAATATGTGTCAAAAACATGCCTTGCGACCTCCATTACTTTCCTTGCAGAAAAACAAGAATGAGTTATTCCGACTTAGCTGTAGCTATTATTGCAACTGCAATTTTCACAGTTGCTTTTTTAGCGATATACAAGTATCTTATTAACCCACAGAAGGTGTTAACACTTGCAAAGTCTCAGTGCCCCGATCGATGGTCGTATAATTCTCTAACAAAGCAGTGCGAACCCCAATACCAAACCCACTGCACAGCATTTGATCCTAATGCAACAACACTACAAACTGCATCTGCAAAGTGTAATGTAGCTCAATCTTGTGGAACTTCCTGGCCGGGCAACTGCCCATAAATGCGCATACCGAGAATCGAACTCGGGCACGGGCCTTATAAGAGCCCGGGACTAACCACTATCTTATATGCGCGTTCTTACTACGGTGAATGCGTTTAGATTGTTTTAACTTAGAATGATAATGTATTCCGAGGTTTATAGACCCGTAACTTTAGATGATGTAATTGGGTATGCTGAAGAAAAGAAACAACTAAAGGAATACTTGACTTCCACTAAATACAATAAGTCAGTTATTCTTTCAGGACCACCTGGAATTGGTAAGACCACTTTAGCTCTTTGTGCGGCCAGAACATTTGAATTAGATCCTTTAGAAATAAATGCTTCTCGATCGATTCGTAGCTTCGAAGATGTTGAAAAAATCAAGGATGCATGTAAATCTGCCGTGAATATTCATTCATTCATTCTTGGAGAAAGACAAAGGAGAACTTGTGTCATATTTGATGAAGTAGATGGCTCAGATCCTCATGCACAAAATAAGATTATTGAATGGGTTCGTGATCCAACAAGGAAAGTTCATATAATTTGCACGGGAAATGAACTTCCCACTATTTTTAAACGAAATACTGATTGTATGGATAATATTCGATGTTTTCCACCAAGACCAGCCGATTTGCAATCATTCTTTCCAAATGAAGATATTCCAGCCCTAATGAAGGAATGTCATCACGATGTCCGGCGAATGATGCACCGAATGCAATATGGTATTTCAGATGTCATTCCAAAATTTATATCGCCTCCTACTGGTCTCCAGCTGGAGCAATCGTTTCTGATGAAGCAGCGGATGTTTGGCCTGTCTGACCCGCTTCACGAATATCGTAACGACAGACTGGACATCTTACACTCATCGAAAACCAGTTTGAAATGCAAGATCGATGGTACTCGTGCCGACAAGCCCGAATACGAGCGCCGCCAGAAGTAATGGGATCCTGGCAAACTGCACAAGGAGAAGATGCTGTTTCAATGGGTTCTAGTCCGGCATTAATTTGGTTTGTAGAAGGTGTCACAGGAACAGGGTCTGAAAAGTTACGGGCCAACTGTCCTCCTGGAAGAGCCACCGTAAGAAGTGCAGTTGTTATATCACCATAAATTTGAGTAGAATGAATACGATTCACGAGTTCCAAAACCAGTTGCTCAGTATTTAAAAATCGGCCAATCAGTGTAGTCCTAGCAGGATAATTGATTGCCCGAATACTATCGTTAGTAAGGAACTCTGTACGCGCCTCCATCATTTCATGCAGAAGATCAATAATACGATCGTTCATTTATTTTATTTGTTTAGGTCTTTGAAAACCACTTAGCGTTTCAGAAACATATCCATTGGACCGGTCTTGTGTTTTTTGAGATACTGAGAACTCATGAATAGAAGTCCATCCAAATCTTTCTCTTTCATTTTCAGGACTTTTAGGGTAGCTTCTTCTTCATCCAAAGTTTCACGATAGTCGGAAAACAGCTTATCGTAATCCTTCTTTTTGTATCCATCCAAATCTTCAATCGCTAGTGCAAATAACTGGGCAACAGGATTCTGGATTTGGTTCGTGATATAAAACTCGACATCGGGTTTCAGTTTCTTCTCACGGACATAATCTACACTTTCAATCTTATCGCCCTGCTTCTTTTCATCCTTACGGTTGGCAACATACACATACGAAAGACGGTCGCCAACTTGTGGCTTATTTCCAGCATCGCGCTCTTCCATACGATCTGCTAGAACACGATGAGCAATTTGACTCGGATTCTTGTAATCATCTCGCAGCTGCTTGGACAGAATATACTTTTCCAGAGGATACTCATTCTTCATTACCTTGACCAACATCTCCTTCACGAGTTTCTCAGCTACCTTGATGTTACGATGTTCCATGAGCGAATCAAGTGCTCCACCAAACACATCTTTGACTATAGGAGCATTATCGCGACGCTTGAGTGCGACGCCCATCGTCTTGCGCTTACACTTTTTGATATCGTCCTCATACATCATACCTACATACCGCTTACGACAGAACAGAATAAACGGAAAGAATGTCTTTTCATACTCAATACGATACGAACGACCGCAGAAAGCAGTAATTCTATCAGCCGCCTTCTTACCTAGTTCAATACTCTCCGCCAGATCCTTCGTCGCAAACTTGATAAAGATTGAATCCGTATCTCCATAAATCACTTCGCCGCCAAACTCGGTTTCTACGATCATTTTTGCATCACGAATCCTCTGACGACCGGCAGAAGTTGTGCATGCCGCTACCTCCAATTTACGAATCGGAGAAGTGCTGGAACCGCACTGACCATACACCGAATTAGCTACAACCTTATACGCCAACTGCAAACCGTTGAGAACTGACTTTTGAGACTCGTCTTCAATTTTCTCCATAAGCTTACGAGTTTCCTTGCGCTTCTTTAGTAGGATATCCAGCGTGAGCGGAAGGATTCCAACCGTGCGTGGGTCAGAATTTGGCTGAACGAATCCGCAAGTAATTCTGCCTGAAGGAGCCTTGTCTTCTCCGAAAGTATCGTAAGAAATCTCATCAATCTTGTATCCCTGAGCCACGAGTTCAGCTCCATCTGAACCTTCCTGTCGAATCTTCTTTCCCGTTGCACTAAAAGTCTTGACATACACTAGCGTATCAGGAGACAGATTGAAAGCAATCATGTTCGATGGATAAAGGGAATTAAAATCCAAAACGGGAATCGGTTGATCTAGATACATTCCAATTTTGGGAGGCAGAACGATAGCGCCCTCATAACTTGAATCTCCCTCAAACCCATCCTGCGTCATAATGATCTGGTTACGCTTAGAAGCCTGGTAAACTACTGCCGAGAAGATCTTGATTCCTTGACCCCTCAGAAAGATATACTGAATTGGAACTCGACATACATCTGCCATACCACGAGCATTTACGAGAGTGTCCAACTTAGCCATCAAAGTAAGAACTAGATCACAGTCCTGAATACAATACTTGGCAATTACTGCACGATCGTCAGCTGATCCACGATGAGACGCAAACATCTCTTGGGCGGTAGTATCGTCCTTACCGAAACACCATTCAAGCTTCGAAATATCATCGGGTGTCAAATCATGAAGAATTCGAGTTTCTGATCGAACAACAAACCATTTCGCGTCCTTTTCAACAACTTGAAACTTTTCTCCTTCACGATATGGGTTTGTAGTATTTGTCATCACATCAAATCGAACTAGATTTCCCACAAACAATCCACGAGTAGTTTTCGTATGAACCTTGACATTCAAATCATCTAGCCGTTCAATTTTAATAACCTTATCTCTCAGGAAAGTAGCTGCTACATTATCGAGCTTGTATGAATCCAAGTTCTGTTCGCGTCGGACAGACAGAAGCAGATCAATCGCCAGCCGACCTGGGACTTTTAGGTAACGAACAGCAAATGTCCCACTTGCCAGTTCAAACTTCTTGGCTTCAGTATGTGCATAAGTTACGCCTCCTTTATTTCGCCAATCATCAATTTCAACTCGACCGATATTGAAGATTAGCTTATTATAAGTGCATCTGTCGGCAATATACGCATCATCAAAACCAAATGTGTTATATCCTGCAATAATATCGGGATTCTCAAACTGCAAACACTTCATAAACTCTTCCAAAAGATGTTTTTCATTACGACAGCTGACAAAGGTTACTGAATCGTCGGCAGATGGCGTGCAGGTTCCAGAAACAAATACATACCGCTTGTATGAAGTCAGCATATCATCAGTATAGCGAAAGCTCACGCCAATCTGAATGATTTCATCTGATGGGTTTGAAGAAACTGGAAAGTTCCCTGATTCAGAATAAGTTTCAATATCGTATCCGGCAATATACATCGGAACACTTGCAGAAGCTGGTCCTATCATATCGTATTCCACCGTAAAACAAACATCTACATTATCATCCCCCGGTTCCTCTTCGTCTGCATCAAATTTAATAGGCGAAGCAGGAGCAAGTTCCATTTCGTGAAAGAGCCGAATGTAAGGAGGTAAATTTGCCTCATAAATATCTTCAAGCATGATTTCACGCTTACCAAACTTAGCAGATTTTAGAGTTTTTAGGACCATCTTCATCATAATGATCCCATTGAAGGAAAGTTTCCATACACGAATAGGGGTAAGACCGCTAAATCCGCGCATAGCATCTAGCTTAGCTTCTTGAGTGATTTTCATACCTCCAAGAAACTTACCTTCTTTGGTCATCGCCGATCCGATATTCGAATACATACTATCCTTAGTTTCCCCATCTTCTGCTCGAAGATAGAAATATGGTTTGAAGCCAGTAAGTCGAACCTTAGCTACACGGTCATCTTCGAGGCGCCCAAATACATCTACAGTATATTTACGGTCAATATCCTGTTCTAGCCAATCACAAGGTTGGAGAATCATTGTTGGAATATAATTTAGTTTGATACTTAAATTCGTTTTGTAAAAGTAAGAATGTCAAGTAATCTAGGACTGCCATTTATGTATGCCAACTCCCGTCAGGGTGAGGCGGCTCGCGATGTAGCTATTAATGAGGCTAATACTGCTGGACTAAAGGCTGCTGCACCATCGGGATGTGGAAATGACTGGGCAGTTGCTGCTTCCATCCCAGGCATGATTCCTATGGGCAACTTTGGAAATTCTCCCGAGGGTGGATGTGCCATTGATCTCCAGAGCCGTCTTCTATTCGGCGATCCAGCCACCGCTCGTTTCAAGGGTCCAAAGCAGCTGTTTGAGCGCCCATTTGCTACAACCCCTAACCTAGGGCTCGGCAGTATTGATCACATTGATGAGCAGAGCCATGTGATATTTGGGCATTCGACGGCGAACCGCAAGAGCATCCAGACGGTGACTGACAAGCAATTTCCGGTTTTTGAGCCTCTGATTGAAGAGAAGGCAGCTGACATTCCTGATAACAATTACTTTGTGGAACCGTTTCTTCGTGGAGGCTACTCTGCTCGACTTGCGCCGCGGACTCGGGTTGATTTGACGAAATAGATCGCTTAGCATGTTCTTCGTCCATAGCCTTTAGCGAATTACGCAGGGTTCGAATCTGCTTCTCTTCTTCCGTATAATTTCGAACTGGCTTTATAGCATCATAAAACTTTCGCGCAGCATTTTTTGCAGGAGGCAGAATTTTGTCTACTGCATCTTCAATATCATTCGTTTCTGCATATACTCGTTGCGCGTCATCTTCCGAGCAACCAGTGAGTTCCATAATAGTTTCAATAGCGCGGCTCATATTTTATTAGTTAAATGTAATAACACGAAAATGCGTTTCATCGATTCTCTGTGCCCACCCGCCCTCCTCTATCTACTCTACATTACGGTTCATGTAGGCATGGATCTGTCTCTAGGTCTCTTTGTCACGGCAGCCTCAAAGGTTCTAATGGGAGTTGCCGGAGTCGTCATTTTGGATGCTTTGTGCTCTGTAGATTTGGGCGTTGTGTCGTGGGTTATTGTCGCAGTTCCATTCATTATGGTTGCTCTAGCCTCATCTATTGCCCTAGGTCTTGGAATGGATCGCGTTGCGTCCAAGTATCTACAGGAGAAGTTCACTCCTCTAACTGGCGATAATCTAAAGAATCGTGATAAGGTAGTTAGCCAGCTAAAGCACGGAACTGAACTCCCACTTTCAAGCAGCTCGCTCTATTAAATAAAAATGCTATTTGTCGCCTGGCTTTATGAAACTGTATTCAACTGCTGCCGTCGAGTGGATCGATTTCTTTTTAAGCAGCCGGAGCCTAAAATTGATGAGAATACAGTTCCTGTTTCAAATCTGCCATGGATGTGGATTGGAGCAGTGTTTCCTAACTCTGAAACTTCTATAGATTGCACTCACATGGTTGACCCAACTATTACTTACGGAATGACTGTCACGACGGATTGGCTGGAAAATGTCACTGGTTATACTCCAGTAACTTGGAAGTATCTTGATGCCAAATCGTTAGAAGAGAAGGAATTTCCTTCATCTGGAATTGTAATAGATGATACCGAGTCAGAACATTATGAAAAGTCGAGTATCAGTTCCAGCACTAACCCAGATCATACTGAATGATTCGGATTATTTTGAGATTGCGGAACAGTATACTGAACTCCATAAAAAATTCAACCCAAGTGGATTTTATAATACCATATCTCTTTGGGTTGAAATGATCATATCTCCAATCATCTCGTTTGTGATGATGATTCTTAACCAGGAACCTCCCGGAATCTTGAATATGCTTTCATTACATAAAACTATAACTTTATGGCAAGAATGGTTTGAATACCAAAGTCTAAAACACGCTGTTCACGGATGGATGAATATTGTTCGTTCCATCGGTGGACCATTTATTGCAACAAATGACCCCGATTATCATGCTTATGTGTATGCTGACACTATGCAGCGCATTCATTACTCGTTCTTTCCAAAGAACTGACTGAATGTTTTCAGTAGCTCAGCACCCTGCTCAATTGCTGGCTTCATCTCAGATAAAGAACCCATGAGTTCCTTCTGAAGACCCATTAATTCCTTCGTATCACGGCGCATACCCCCAATCTGCTCAGGAGTCAGGTTACGATATGCATGTAGGATAGTCGTCCCGATATCTACATGTGGATCATCTGTCTTTGGAGGAGCAGGTTCTGGGGAGTCCTTTTTCGATTTAGGCTTCTCCTCATCATCACCATCCTCAAATCCCTCATATGTTTTCTTCGTAATCTGGCAGATCACATAGATTCCTACCAGTCCAGCAATAACAGAAACGGTGTGAGATAACTTACCCAGATGATGAGCTAGGATGTAAGCTAGGATTACCCATACAACCATATGTCCAACACGGCGCTGGACTAAGTAGATGGCTACAATTAAAAAAAGTAGTCCGGCAATTAAGGTGTCCATTATCCTATTGAATGAAATTTAATGGGCACGCACAAAGCTACCAAACCCCGAACCCGGCTGTGCGCCATTGTTATTAAAAGCACCCTCAGCAGCAGCACCTGATCCATCACGAGTTACAATAGCTACAGGGCTAATTAAGCCCTTAGAGCCTTCTCCGGTATAGGAAGCTGAAACACCGCCAAACTTGCCACCTCCACGACGAGTCTTGCGACCGACGCGGCGCGAGCCCTTACGAGATCCGCGGCGCTTACGGCCGCCAGTTAAAGGAAACGAGTTACCACCACGATCACCTAGACCAGCCGCATAGTCTCCAGCCTCTGAGCCACGGCGCCAGTCAGCAGCTCCAGTTCCTACAGCACCATTAAATCCATAATATCCGCCACGGGCCTTACGGCGGCGAGTATGTTTTTTAGATACGCGGCTCTTACGAGGCATTTACTTCTACTACGGAATGTTTTCTAGAACTGTCCATGATCCATCGTCATTGCGAGAACATCGGCACTTGAACTTCTGGCCTTTTGAACGAAGATACTCTGAAGTTTTCAAGTCGGGAACCCGAAGATATCCTCCCGAACTAACTTCGTAACAATCAGGAATTGAGAGTTTCGTGATATCGACGCCGCTGGAATCTAAGTCTACAAAATATCCCGGCTTTCCCACATCATCGATATGAACTTCATAACCCTTTAGCTTCTGTTTTGGACTCAGATCAGATTTATGAATAAGTTTGACAGTTCCAGGAACATGCTGAATAAATGTTTTCATCAAATCTTTCAACCATTCATATCGTTGTTCAAAAGTTGAGCAAGCGTAAACACAGTTTGAATTGTAAATAAAGATATCGGCTACAACATACTCAAACGGTCCAAGCTTTTCAGCTCTGAAGAAGGTATCGCCAAAGATACGCTCATCTGCAATACATTGAATTTTGCGACACTCATGTGTAGTCATCCACAAACACACAGGAATATCGTTATCATAAGTGAATACTAGCCAACCGGTAGTTCCGGTCGTTTGGGGAACTTTAAATTGTTTAAGGGAGGTCTCGGGGATTGACCGCTTGAAGACCTGCCGGGAGCTTACTATCCCCTCGTATAGGTTCTGAATCCGACTTTCGAGGGTCATACTCGGGTAATTTTACTTCCTGAGGCTGCTGGGTTAAAGCTTGTTCGTTTTTTGGGAATAAATGATCTGACGGTGAAGCACTTAAAAATGATAAGTCAGTTGCCTGCTGGACCGGAGGAGCCTGAACAGGAGCCTGAACTGGAACTGGAACATCTCGGTAAATAATCTGGGGCGCAGGAGGATACATTACTCGTGTTGCAACAAAGGTCAGAACTTGAAGAATAATCATAACAAAAATTGTAGCTAATGCTACATATAATACATCTAGCGCAATCATTTGTTGATGATAAAGGTTTCATATTACCCATTCTCTACGAACAGTTCCGAATATTCCTTTGCTTCCTCCTTCCAGATTCTGGGACTTTTTGAGTAAAGTGTCCATTTAATATGTTCTTCGTGCTGGACTCTAGCAGGTATAGAACCGCTCCAACATACTTCTTCATAAATTCCCGTTTCATGCGAATAACGAAATCTGACATAACGAGCAGGCACATAACTCCACCCATCATCACACCACAAAACTACTAGGTCCTTGATGTCCAGCGGAAGTAGTTTCTTGTGGTCCTGGTATGACTGGGGCGACATTCGCTTGACCTTCATTTAATTGTTTCTCATAGCTTTTGATTAAATCAATCCGTATTTCAGGAGACGCGGAAATTGAGTCACACAAGAATAAAGTATCGTAAAGCGAGTTGTGAAGTGATGTGACAATAGGTTTCTTTCCAGTGCAGTATTCGTATAGCTCGCTCAGTTTTGGTGACTTGTTTTTTGGAAGTTTGCATAAATTACGACCAAGCTGCATGGTGCACAGTTTAGGCTTTCTAAGACCTTCGAAGAACTTATATTCCAAGTCCCACAGCATAGCATTATACACAACATTGCGGTCAAAGTGAATGTTGTGAGCAATATACGCGTGGCAATCTTCAGAGAAGAATTTGTCCATGACCTCGGCAAGATCATGTCCGTGCTCAGTAGCTTCGGCAGTTGTAATGCCATGAATAGCTACAGACTCAAACGGAATTTCCCAGCCGCGTGGCTTGATGATATAACTTTGGCTGCTCAAAACTTTTCTAAACTTGTCATCCATGATAGCCCAAGAAATGGACACAATATGTGGCCAGTTGTTAGGTCCTTTAAATGCAGATGCCGCAAAATCTACCGGAAGACCGGTAGTTTCTGTGTCGAAAATTAGAAACTTCATTGTGATTACTTATCAATTAATTGGACTTAACAAGTCCGTTTTTACGCCATGTGGAGTAGGTAGTGCGCAACTACTGCAAATACAAGCGAGTGGACTACGAGGCCATACGTCGTGGGGCAGCCAGCCTGGGCGACCTTGAACCAGTGGGCAGAGCCGGGGATAACCGCCGCGGCGAGGCCGCCAACTAGCTGATCAACTAGGCGGTACGTCATGGGCGAGCTGACGACAAAAAAGAGTAGAGCGAGGGCGGCGGCATGCTGGATCTTCTTGCTGAACATTTGGTATATTACGAGGAAAAAGTCTTTTGAGTCTGAATGATTGAATGGATCCATTGAGGAATATTTTCAATAAGACTCTTGACAACCATGATGTTTTGGGGCACGGGATAATGGATATCTAAAGTATTGCTCTCACAAATAAACATTATTGCAGTGATTAAAAAACATAAACGGTTCTTAAGCACCGTTGGCGTCCATCGCAAACAGTGAATTTTATAGAGTGCATCGATATATGGCATAAGAACTCCTGATTGCGGCGACGATCTTACAGAATCTAAAACAACATTCCAAAGCAACCACACGGCATGACGAGCATGAGCTTGATCAATAAATGAATTTGTTCTAAATGAACAATCTAGATTTACTTTATTCGTCTTTTTGTAGACAGATGAAAACTTAATTATCCACGCGACCCAGTAAAGAGCTCGTGTCATATCTCGAGTTTCGGGACGCAAACAATAAACAAGTTCATTTATGGGAACATACAAATCCAACGGATCGTCGTCTTTCACTAAATGCCGAGCATAATTTGATGACGGAGATTTCAAATTTTCATTGATCGTAAAAGTATTGAAATCATGTTCTGCTTTAATAGTTGGGAGAGGAGGAAGCTTATTCTTACGCAGCATTGCCAGTGATGCCGCTACTTCACAAACTATATTGCGAACTTCCATATTATTACGCATATCGGTCATAGCTAACACGGAATACTGACCTTCGATTGGTGCAAACTTTTCATACATTCGAACTAGGTAAAGAAACACATTTGGAGCAGCGCGGTTAATATGATGAGCCGAAGCCTCAAATAAAGTTTGCCACAGCGAATGAACTAATCCGGAACACAGGAGTTCCAGTGTCCAATAACATGCGTAATCTGCATGACCTAATTTCACATTCTCGTTCAGAACTTTATACACATGATTGCGTAAATGACCCGAGAATGTAAATTTTTGAAAATCTACTACTGTCCTAGAATCTAGGACATTCATTACTTACTAAAATAGACCAAATACTGGTATTCCTTACCGCATCGCACGAGATCTACAGTTTCCTTATGACTGAATCCACTTGACTGAATCACATTGATTAGTCGTTCCTTTGAAGGCATAGTTAACTGTAACTTATTCTCGCGATACTTAACTCCTCCATTTGACTCTTTATCATAATAAGTAAAGGTCTCATCAAATGAAGCACCATCTTCATCTTGCTTCTTATTGAAACGGCCTAAGTATTTGAACTTATCAAAGTAGACATTGGAATCAACTACGCGATCAAGCGAATACTTTTGGAGAGAGAATGCGGCGAATGGAGATGCAACTTCATGTAGTGGATCAAACTTGTCTGGATCAACCATATGGACTACAAACCATCCTCCAGGTTGGAGCCACTGGTAAGCATTATCTGAAAGAACCTTGGCATTCTCAAACATATACACCGAAAATCCAAGTAAGACCGCGTGACTTACTGATTTTTGGGGAAATAAGTGAGCGTTTGTCACATCGCCCTTTTGGAATTTAGCAGAAGGACATCCGTCTCGCGCTTTCTTGATCATGGCATCCGAAACATCCACTCCTACATATTCTACACCCAAATTCTTGAACCAGCACGCATGAGGAGCAGTGCCACAACACATATCCAAAACCCGAACAGCAGAAGTGGGCCAATCGGCTAACGCAACATCTTGTAAGGAAACTTCTTCATACTTTAGTTTCTCATTTGAGTTCCAAAGAATATCGTATACGGAAGCGTAAGTATCGTCGTAAATTTCGGCAGCGTCATGGAAAGTTACGCTCTTGCCATCTTCAAACCCTTCAATGGATGAATACCATGTGGTTAATCCATACATTAATACTATGAGAAGCGCCAAAAAAATATATGCGGCCTCCATCTGTTAGTTATTTACCGAGACTTATTTCGTCCACCTAAAACTTGTTCTACTTGCTCTACAACGGTTGGGACATATGTGAACCACCGCCATAACATAAATACAACCACAAGACCAAGAATTGCAATGAGACCGTCGAGAATCCAAGGAAGATAAGAACCAATATTTGTAGTTGGAGTTTCACTTAATTCAGCAGTTCGCTTTAAAACATTCGTCTTATCATGAATCTTTTGAACTTCTTTGGACAACAGAGCGTTGTCTTCTTCATGTGACTTGACAGCGGAAGCCAAACTCTTAAACTGGTGCTGAGACTTTTCTTTTGTTTCAAGAACTTTATAAGCACTGGCATACCGACTTAAAATGGGCTCAATTTCTTCCTGCGCAACTTTCTGCTTTTCAGCTACTAACCAACCTTGCCCTTTCAACAAAGTGTAGTAATTGGTTCGAGCCTCAGAATAAGCTACTGGATTCTGATCCTTATTCTTTTCAGCTGTGTCCATAGCTAATTTTAGAGCATCAAGTTTACGCTGTCTTAAACAGTCCGGTCCACAAGGAGGAGCCACTACTGAAGCCATTATTTATAGTCAAGTAGATTCCTCCAAGAAGAACAGCAAATGCAATCCAATGAATCAATGATCCTAAAATTGACCCAACAATGTAAATTACAACAACAACAGCAAGCGTAATTACAAATCCGGAAATAATAGGCTGAATTGAATTGATTTGATCTAATGATACTTGCTGATCAGAAATAAGTTTCTGTAAGTTTCCAGCTGCATTTTTTGTGTTTGTAGTTGATTGGTGCTGTTCTCCAAAAATCTTCTTGAAAAAAGATTCAATATCTGAAACTTGTTTATTTACGGTCATGACTCCCGTTTGTTGATTGTATTCTTTGGTAACATCCTGAACAACTGTATCTCGTTGCTTATCCAAAGGAGTTATAGTATTCATAATTGTAGAATAATCTGGCTTATCCGGTCGACTAAAAATATTACCTAAATCTCCCTTTGTCTGAGCTGTCATCCAAAGAGTTTTGGATGTAGGATCGGCAGTTAAGTTTAGTGGTGTATATCCCTGAGTATCAACTGGTGTTAGTGTATTTGTAGAGCAATCGCCTTCGCATTTTAGAACCTTAGATGTTGGATCTAGTGCATAAACCGAAGACTGATCTATCTGACCAATCACCGAATTCACCTTTGTTCCAAGAAGACCTGCAATTGGAGACCAACCCGACTGAAGAACTTCATCGGTCTTCATTCCGGCTCCGGATGCATCCTTACCATACAAAGAAGTTGCAGATGATGATGTAATTGTGACCTTGTTTTCTGATTCAGGAATCCAGTTTGTTGTCGTGCAAGGCTTAGGGCATTTCTGTTTGTTATTTTGAGTATCTTGAGCCCAAATATAGGAGTGGGTTGAAAAGATTTGCGATGCGGCAAATGGAACTGGAACTACATTCCAAACACCTCGTCCATCAGATGTATTTGTGAGCATAACAATCTTGGAAGATGCATTGACAAGAATATAAACATTTGTTTCATCCGTGGCCACATCTAGAACTGATGATATGCTAAATTTTGACAAGTCTACTGGTTGCCAATTTCCCGTGCAAGGAAGCTGGCAAGTATAGACCGATGCACCACTGAACCCCCAAGCAAATCCGTATGCAGAAGAAGAGACCTTTGTGAGTTCTCCTGGAATATTAGCCCATGTCAGCACAGACGATAATTGTGTTGACAATGTATTGTTGATATCCCGAGTAGTTTGGTCGTATGCAGCCTGGAAATCTGCCATGTTATTTACTATGCAACAAAAGTAATGGACATTAAAGAGTTCACAGATTCACGAAACTCTCAACTATCCGATTTTCAAAAACAGTATACTTACCTAAAATCGGAGTATTCTGCAGCAGTATCCGCTGCAATTCAGGAAACTGACCCAGAAAGTCAGGAAACACTTATTCAGCGCGCTATAGCTATTAACCAGGAACTTTCGTCACAGTTAAAAGATATTTTGGGAGTCCTGAACAAGGGTGCAGATTCCTTTGATTCTAAAACACTTTCTGATCTAACGGCTGATCTTATTTCATACCAAAAAGAATTTCAGGAGATGCAGGCATCATCTGATCGTCTTACAACTCTGAAGCGCATTCACACAACAAATAGTCAGAATTTGGGAAGTGCTCAAACTATGTATAATGTATATTTAGGTATCCTCGTCTTTTTATGTGTTATCGTTGTTTTTTTGGTTATTAGGGCATCATGGACTCAATCTGTAGTTGGTGGAGCTATAGGAAGCTTAACCCAGCTATTGTCGCTACCAAAACTCCAAGGATAATATACTGCGTTGTCAACGATACCGGAGCATCATTTGTAGCGATATTCCTCATTTGTGCCGCCACTTCTTCATCATTTTGATCTACTAATCCCTGGCCGAGATGAACAGATTGAGACTTCACATCCTTCATCTTATTTTCAGCATCAGTGCCTAAAGTAGTTTCAATATTTTGAGCATCCGATTGAACGGCCCGATTCTTTGCAAGAACTATGGCGTCTAGTCCTTGTTCTGCAGATTCATAGGCAATCTTATACTTTGTATTTCCAGTAAGTTTGAACTGGAGATAGTTATCATGATAACTCCGCATCAGTGTATTGAACTGATTATCCATTTATACCTTCAGCGACACAATAACGATACCTCAAATTATCCGCCGAAGTCTCGCACAATCCCACAACTTCGACAACATCTCCTGGACGGGCACCAATAAACTTTGCCATTGCATCCTGGCTCAAAATCTTGGGCATCTGTTCAAGCGACTTCAAGTTATAATTTTTGATAATTTCGGGCTTTTCATTTTCCTTACAGATACGATGTTGCGGAACCTTGCGATGCTTACTGATATTGAACCCAAGACTACGAATATCAAAGATTTGAACATACACATTATCGCGATCGGCATTGTGTCCAATAAGGACCTTCATGACCGATTCCGATGGGCGCGACGGGCTTACGATAATAATACCCGATGCAAAGTTATTCTCGGATGCAAAACTTAGAAAGTTATTAAGCTCCTTTTCAGATACACGAGTCTTCGTGCTGAAAATGAGTAGGATTCCTGCAAACGAATACATCTTTGTGCCATCCATGTTGCTAGGAACTAGTTCAAACTTATCCGCAACCAATCCACGAGAAGTCAACATCTCCTGAATAGTCGAGAGTGCAATTTCTTCCGCAGACAGCGGGCGAGTCTTCTTCAGCTCTTGTAGCGCAGCAATTGATAATTCCTCCATTCCTTTACTACTTAAGAGCCATGAAAACATGATTCCATTTTTTACACGCTTAAATCAAATGAAGAACTGGGCATTTGTAGCAGTCATAGTCGCCCTTGCTGTTATTTGGTATGTTTTGAAATCTCGCGAGGGATTTGCCCTAGAGTTTGTTGATAAGTCAAACGAACAAAAGACCGACCAGACGCGTGTTTCGTCCTTTGCTCAGGAGACGAATCATTTTAAGATGATGCCGTCTCAGGATATTCCTCCAATAGGTGGAATTGAAACTCCATTTCGTGTGAACGCATTTAACTCATTTGTTCCTGTATAAACGGAGGAAGTTTAGTAATTAAAATGCATTTGGGGAAAAGCATATGCTTGAATATGATCGTAAAAAATGAGTCTCATGTGATAGAAAAGACATTTGATAACCTAGCTAAGTATATTACCTTTGATTACTGGGTAATATGCGATACAGGCTCTACCGATGGGACTCAAGAATTAATTAAAAATTATTTTGCCAAGAAGGGCATTCCCGGAGAACTTGTCCAGCATGAGTGGAAGGATTTTGGACATAATCGAACTCTATCTCTTCGTGCAGGTTATAATAAGACCGACTACCTACTAATTTTCGATGCCGACGATTCTATGCATGGCAACTTCAAGTTACCTGCAAAATGGTCGCACGATTGTTACCTATTGAAGTTTGGAAGCGGTATGACTTATTACCGTCCTCAACTAATTAATAATCGAAAGAAGTGGATGTATGTAGGTGTTTTGCACGAGTTTCTAAAGCCAGAAGAACCGGTAAATGGTGAAATGTATGTGGAAGGGGACTACTATATCGACTCTGGAAAGACCGGAGATCGCAGTAAAGATCCAAAAAAGTATCATAAGGATGCCCAAATTTTGAAGGCTGCGTATTACAAAGAAAAGGAAGCCGGCAATGATCTTGCTAATCGGTATGCCTTTTACTGCGCCCAAAGTTTCAAGGATTCTAATCAGGTAGATGATGCAATCGAGTGGTATACGCTCGTAGCAGATACTCTACCAAATTGGGCACAAGAAAGGTATTATTCATGTATTATGTTGGGTCAACTTTACGATCGAAAGGATAACTTTGAAAAGTCTATTCATTACTTTACGAAAGCAATCCGATTCGATCCAGAACGTATTGAGGGAGTAGTTTTTGCATGTGACAAGTTTCGTCAAAAGAATATGCACGAAATTGTGATGACTTTCTATCATAAGCATAAGAAATACAATCCGGATCCCAAAAATAAGCTTTTCCTATTTCGTGATCCTTATGAAGGAGCTTTTGAGTGCACCGCTGCAATCAGTGCATCTCATACAAATGAAAAATCTCTTGGGTATTCGTGTGCTAAAACGATCATCTTAAATAACACCTCATCAACCCACCTTAAATGTGTTCTATTCGATGTCCTGCGATTTTATATGCATGAAGTTACTGCTGATACGGATAGTTTAGATATGTTTTATATTTTAAGCAATATTATACACACCGCGAATAATGATGGTCTTGCCGTTATCTGGAATCTATTGTTTAAGAAACATAAGGATGAATTAATTAAGAATTCTAAACCAATCAAGATGTCAAAACTGAAGTCGGTAGAAGTATTCCTATCATTTACTTCGTGTAAGCGTTTCGATTTATTTGAACAAACAGTCAACTCGATTATGAATCACTTTTTAGATAAGGAAAAGATTGATTACTGGTTTTGTGTAGATGACAACTCCAGTGAATCTGATCGAACCCGGATGAAGAAGAAGTATCCGTGGATTATATTTTACGATAAGACTCCAGAGGAGAAGGGTCATCGTCCAAGCATGAACATTATTTGGAATAAAATGAAAGACCTAAATCCTAAATACTGGGTCCATATTGAAGACGATTTTCTATTTCATTCTAAGAAGAACTATATTACAGATTCAATTAAGTTTTTGGAAACTTCAGGAAATGTAAGGCAAGTTTTATTTAATCGCAATTATGCGGAAGTAATTGAAGATTTTAAGTTAGGAGGACATCTACCCCTCGTTCCCGGGTTTGTTTTGCACGATCATAAGAATACCCCTGTGAATTATCCTAACTGTCATTATTGGCCGCATTACAGCTTTCGTCCCGGCGTTATTGACGCACAAGTAATTCTGAAACTTGGCAACTTTGATAGTCCCAACACTTTCTTCGAGATGGATTATGCGCATCGCTGGACAGCTGCGGGCTACAAGACTGGATTCTTTGATGGCATTAACTGTCGTCATATAGGTCGGTTGACAAAGGATAAGAATTCGGATACTATTAAGAATGCATATGATCTAAATAATGAGTCGCAATTTTCAAAGTCTTGTAATATTAAGATTATTAATCTCAAGCGCCGCCCGGATCGTAAAGAAAATGTAACAAAAATATTTAAAGATGCGGGAATAACTGATGTTCAATTTGTGGAAGGTATTGACGGGTCTCAACTCAAACCAAATATTCAATTAAAGAAACTTTTTGCAGGTAATGATTTTGGAAGCCGCGTTGGTGTTATTGGGTGTGCACTTACGCATTACTCTTTATGGACGTCACTCCTAGCTGACACTAATAACGATTATTATGTAATTTTTGAAGACGATATAACGCTTGTTCCAGAATTTAAGAAGAAATTCGAACTTATAAAGGAGAAGGGCTTCTTTAAACAGTTTGACTATCTGTTTTTAGGATATCATATGTTCAGTGCAAATCGCCAAGCTACGAAAGATATTTATGTTACTGGTTCAAATACTTTCACTATTGGTGATATGCAGAATGATTTAAATATCGGTGCTGGGTTTGCATATTCAATTAACAAGGCCGGTGCAAAAACACTCGTAAATTATATTGCAAAAAATGGGATTCGTCATGGAATCGATTATGTAGTAAAAATATGCAAGGAACTAAAGTGCATGGAGGTTCGTCCGCAAATAGTATTTTCAGAATGGTATGAAACACCTGGGCAAAATGTAGACTCAGATATCCAAAAGAACTATAATAAATTGGACTTTGACTCTGTCGTAGACCATAGTGATAAGTTTGACTTCAAGGTAGGGCTTGATCAAATTGGAAATGATTCATATCACCATGGAGGAAAATCAATTGATGAAATGATGGAAATAGCGATGGCTGATTCAAATTGCACTGGGTTTAATACTTTGGGATATTTCAAACACAAGATTGAAAAATTAACAACTTCTCCTTATTTTGGACCCAATGATGGTGTATTTATTAAGAAAGAGGTATCTAAGAAAATAAATCCCAAAGGCACTAGCGATAAAATTCGTGTAAAGATGATATGCGATTGGCAGTCATCTGATAAGCTGATTGAAGAGTGGTCTTTAATGCCCGTTCCTAAAAATATTGAATTAACAACTTCCGACGATGCAGACTTTCATGTAATTATTAACAAACCCGGAAACGGTTCATTCGATCCAGCAAAGTCAATTATTTACCAAATGGAGCCTACTGTTTATGATCCAGCAAAAAAATGGGGTGCGAAGACATGGCCAAAAATAGATTACTCAAAGTTTTACCGTATTCAGTATCATAATTACCTAAATGGTGTTCAGTGGAACTTTCCAATTCTTAATGACTTCCCCGTAAAGACAAATGATGTTGTATCTATTCTAAGTGGTAATAATTGGGACTTTGGTCACCAGCTTCGCATTGCATTTGTGAGAGAAAATCAAGATTTATTTAAGGTCTTTGGAAAGCAGAATTTTAACAATTTCGAATGCTATCAAGGTAAAGTCCCAGATGAAAATAGGTCGAATGTATACTCAAAAGCCAAATACTGTCTTGCATGTGAAAACAATGCCGAAAAGAATTATGCAACCGAAAAGATCTGGGAACCTATTTTGAATGAAGTTTTGGCCTTTTACTGGGGATGTCCAAATTTGGATGATTACATTGATTCTCGCGCGTTTGTTCGCCTTCCATTGGAAGATTTTGATGCTGCTCGTAAGATCATTGATCAAGCAATTGCTGAAGATTGGTGGTCTCAGCGCATTGATGTAATTCGGGAAGAAAAGAAGAAGATCCAACATATTTACGGGTTCTTTCCAAACCTTCAGCGCGCTGTAACTCGAACAAAAGCAGTAATCATTACGCTAAAGGACTTTGATCGGTCAGAAATGATCAAGAAGACCGTAAGGATTCTTTCTAAACTTGGTATTGAAACTGAAATTTTCTATGGAGTGAACGGAAAGAATATTGTTAAAGATGATAACAAGTTGAGTTATCAAGGCGAGTCGTATACTTATGATCCTAAAGTAAGGCTAAATGGTAAGCCGATGACCCCAGGAGAATTTGGATGTGCATGGAGTCATCTTTCCGTATATAAGAAGCTTATCTCTGATCCTAAATTCAATAATTATCTAGTTCTTGAAGATGACATTGAGCTATATGATGATCTAAATGGTCTAAATAATGCTATTTCTAATCTTCCTAAACAGTATGATATATGCCATATTGGCAAAACCATTTGGTATCCATTCGATCATACAACTCCAGTAAACGACACATATTTCAATGTAAAAAAGAATTTCTTTAATGGAACAATCTCATACTTTATTTCTAAAAATGGCGCTAATAAGTTAATCAGCGAATCACTGAGCTTACCTTCTGATGATCGGCTGTCTAACGCTTTCATCAGTGATAAGATTACAGTTTATGCTCCAAAGAAGCATATTTTCCAACAGACTTCCGATGTTAAATCAATAATTGAGAGCCTTTCAGAGAACTAGTGTAGTTTTCTCTTTAGGATGTTCGGGTAAAGTTCCATTCTTACGATGTTCCTGAATAGTATTCCAGATTTCAGTAAAGCTTTCAAGATTTGAAGAAAGCCACTGAGGGTCGCGAGGAACCGTTGTTGATCGAATAGTATCAAAGTACCAATACATTGTACTGAAATCACGATCATCCTTTTCATCCAAAACTTCACGGCGCCAAGTTGGGACATCGCGCTGATCATTCAAGTCACGATATACTACTTCACCATCTTCAAAGACTACATAGAAGGATTTGATTTTGTCTTTCACATCAACCCATGTAGAATAATTAACTTCACGAAACTTCATTTCAATGTATTCGCATTCTTGCATGCCAGTACATTCCAACTGTAATTGCATTTGATGATAATACACTTCCGGAATCGGAGTACTATCAGAAAACTCACGGGAAATAGGACACTTGAACTCTACTAGCTTACCGTATCTGAAATCATCCTTGTTTTCTGTCACAATGATTCCATCGGGTGAAGCGCCAAGAAAGGAATGAACTGGATGTGGGACACAAGTCGTATCCACAATTTCAATTCCACCTTGGAAATGTGTAGTATAAATCAGCTTGGCAATTGGTTCAAAACGAGTTCCCCAAAGAAGAGCTTTTGGTCCAGTTCCAGCAGGAGTTCGTTCTCTTGGAACTAGTTTGGACATCACAATCTCATGTTTCAACGCCGGAGATGCATCTTTACAAGCTTTGTGGATTTCAGAAGCAGTAAGCATTTCTCCTCGTTTAGCATGCCATGCATCTGTACGCTGATCATCCTGACCATATTTTTCAAGAAGTAATTCGACATGGTTCATTAGAGTTCTATTGCTTATTAATACTAAAACCGTTTTACATGTATGAATCTGTATTGTAACAAATGCAGGAAATCCAAACTCAGGAACAGTGGGTTCTTCACCGACTAGAACGATTTTATGCAAATGCCGATCATCTTGCCCGAGTTAAAAGTATTCTCGATGGTTCTTCAAATCTATCTCTTCGTTTGATTGATTGGTTTGTTACCAATTATTCCAAGAAGTTCAATGTTTCATATATGAGTAAGGCTCAGAAGCATATTATTGTATACCTTTCATACAAGTCTCATCTCAAGGCGTATAGCAAGCGCATGTTTGATCCTTTCTGCCGATGGAAGCGTATCAAGTTTCGCGATATTGAAACGACTGTAGGGCAACTAAACTTTTTTGAGTGGGCTATTATGGACGGTGTATTAGATTATCTTGATACGCATCATGAAAAGGTTCATGCAGACATGGAAACTCGTCTCCACGAAAGCAAGACTTCCGAGCCTAAGAAGAAGCGCCATGAACTTTCCCATTCTGCTACTAAGTCTATTTCGCGCCACAATGTGCGTCTAACTGTAAAGTTTGATTAACCACGATCATAACAATGTTCTCGGTCCTAAAACCAGGATATGTTTATTCGAATTTCTCAGACGATGTAGCGGATCATGATGACGATTATGATGCAGAAGAATGGAACTATAATGGTCGCAAAGTATTTCGTGGTTGTTTAGATCCTGCTTATCCCGATTGGAATGTATACTGGCTTTATGATGACAATCTTGTTCGCGTAGGATTGGCCGAACACGATCCAGATGCACCCGAAATATTTCATTCATTATGGTTTTACGACAACCCATTTGGAACGCTATTTCAGGAATCTGGATGGATAAAAAAGAACACAACTTTATGGTCTTTATTAACACCTGAAGCATACCAGGATTGTTTAGAAGATGATTTCAAGACTGTATTTGACCGAGCTCTTGGAAGTAGTATTCGGCTCATGACTCCTGAAATGGTTGTGAATCGTCCAAAAGTTTATGAGTGCCAAAAATGCAATAAAAAATCTTTGTTGCCTCTGTGTTCAGATGCAACTATTTATGATTATTTGTTTTCCGATTTTTCTATTTTGTTTTTAGATGTTTCGTTTGTTTTATACACAGCACCATCAGATTCTAAAGTTTGGTCTTACATTAGCTTGAAGCCGCCACACGACGCTTGCGAACCGGAGCAGCCGGAGTCGCTGACTGAATTGGCTGATCAGTCGGCGTTGGAGGGCGCTCAGACTCCTCCTCCTGAGCCGGCGCAGGAGCCTCCGACTCCGGAACTTCAGCCGTAGGCGCATCATCCTCCTCATCAGCGAAGATCGCAGCTGCGCCCATGCGACGCTGAGGGAACACCTGCGCATCCGTGAGGCGCCAAGTCACACCGAAACCCTGACCAGCAATGACATAGATGCTGCCGCTAACTACTAGCTTAGCCTCTACGCCCTTGGGGAATGGCGTGTCCTTCGTCTCCAGCGTCTCAGGCGTGACATACACCGGGTTGCGGTTGGAGTCTACGATCTCTGATGAGACCTTGTTGTCGTAGACTGGAACCTTCACGCGGAAGCTGGGAGGATACTTGCCGTTGGGCACATACTCGCCATCAACCTTGTCGGTCGAGAAGCTGAGAATACGCTTGAAGCTGTCGCGGATCGCCTCCTCGGAACGCTTCTTGCCGAACCACGCGACTGAGTTCTCGACAGCCGCCTTGACGATGCGCTCCTCCAGGTTTGAGAGGAGATTGTATAGCTTGCCGATCTCATCGGCGCCCTGGTAGGCCTCCTTGCCGTAAGGATCGCAACCCTTGAGGGAACCGATGAGCGTGTAGGTCTTGAGACCAGTCTCGCCCTCGCGAACTAGGCAGCCGCCAGGGTAGCCAATACGAGGCAGGCGAATCTGTAGATTAGCACCGTTGTACTTCATGTTGATAGGGGGGTTACGACCTGCGCGCTTCTGGCCAAGGACAAAGGTGATCTGATTGACATCGATTGCAGTGGAGTGGATTGGGCCGTTCATTTTGATTGCTGGTTGTAGTATGTTCAAACTTAGATGTCCGGAATCCGTTTTCAACCAAAGGTTTCAAAATATAGAATAATGACCCTGTGTGCATCTTGCAAGAACAAAACTAGTTTTGATCAGTGTACATCGCTAGCATTAAAAGGACTTCTTTTTTGTGGTAAGCACATTAAATGTCGAGAGAAGCGTATTTGGGCAGTGCTAAACGGTAATAACACAAAGGCAGTTATTATACAGAAACACTGGCGAGGATACTTTATCAGACAGAAGTTGAGATTAGCTGGTCCAGGAGTTTTAAATCGCAAAGACTGCCATAACACAGAAGAATTGGTCACTATGGATTCAAAAACAGAAGTGCATCCTTTGGATTATTTTGCATTCAGAGAAGCAGATAAGCTTTATTGGTTTGATATTCGAAGTTTATACCAGTATGTTCGCAATACCTCCAGACCAATAAATCCTTATACTCGTCAACCACTAACTCTTGATGATAGAAAGAGACTACGAAAGTTGTGTCAAATAAGAAAGAGGCAGAGTATATTTAATTTGCATGCCGAACCAGTGTATTCCGATTTTTCAGATCTAGTAGGTAAGAAATGGCTAGATGTGTCTCAAATTATTGAAGAAAATGGGTTTGATGATATGAACCATTTGTTATTTTGTTCTCTCAATAAAACTCAATTGTATATTTTTATAAACTTTATTCATCTTGATCTAGTAGCTTATGCTGCAGAGCATACTACTCCAAATACATCTAGAAAGAAGTATGTTGAGTGGATGAAAACACTGATAAGCAAGTTTGTCAAATACAAATATGCATCTCTTCAAGCATCATATAATGTCGCTAGATCACTTTTGTCAATTTTGAATGATTCTCCCGAACCATATACTTTGTGTTTTATAATTATTAGTTCTGTCTGCAGAATGTGATTTAAACAGGTAAGGATTATTATATTCATAACCCGCGTTAGAAATGGATTCCGTCAAGTCAGTTACTAAGACAAACAAGATGCCAGCCAAGAAGGAGACCAAGACTGCCCCAGTTGCCGCCGAGACGCCCGTAGCCGCGAAGGCTGCC